CCGTATGTACTTGCGATTCTGTATACATTGCAAATTTCTCTGTAATATATTTCCTGTGCATGGATATGAGCATCCACACGGTCAAGTTCCGTCTCACACCACTTTGCAAATTCTTCTGTGGATAACGGTGTCTCTGAAGCATCGAATTTCTCACTTTTATCAATCACAAAACTCACCATATCAACCGGAATGTGGTTCAAATCCGCAAGAATCTGAATCTGTTTGTCCTTATCCTCCGCTTTTTCATAATTTTCCAACAATTCATAGCCTGTCATTTGCATTTATATCACCTCTTATCAAGTTTGATTTCGTTGTCGTAACAACGCTTCTTTGGATTTCCCTCTACGGGAGAAACCATCTTTTTAGGGTCTGTGGTGTATGCTCCGTTTAGCTTTACACCTATTTTGCTTTTTTCATCCACGTAGCACGATGGCTTGTAACGATCTGGTGGAATGTAGTTGTGAATGCGCCAGTGCTTTACCAGCACAACACCGCTATCAAAAGATAGCAGGAATCTGCTGTCTATAAGTATCTTCAAATCATCATCAGAAGCGCCGCACATCCTTATGATTTTCCGTGGATTGTTCACAAATCCGTCATCGTCAGCGTTCATGCAGATATGGAAATAAAGCATTTGAGCCGTAGCAGGAATATCCAAAAAAGCATCACTCTCAATTATTTTTGCGCTGAACATTCTTTTTTCTGCCATATAGAACTCCTTACTCAAAAATAGGCTTCTCAATATAGATCCCGGTATTTTCCACCAGTTCTCTCCATAAATCCATGAAATCCTTTCCGTTGCACTTGTCTCCAGCTTTGTCCATGTGGTCAGAAAACTTATCCTTGAAATTCGTCAGTTTCTTCTTACCGAATCCATCTTCCATAAGGATCACCATTCCATATAGGATGTACCTTGTGGACAACTCATTGATAAGATTGTTGCATCTGACCTGTTCCTGGATGCATTTCTGCGCTACAACCGACTTGTAATGCGGATAATCAGCTTCGGTAAATTCCTTGTACTTAATCGTCCAGTCTGCAAAATCGTTAAGCCTGCTCTGTAACTCCGTATAAGGCTCATTCTCGTACTTTTCGTTGTACTCTGTGAATTTACCGCAGAAGTCGGAAAGTTTCGTCTGTGAGTACTTGTAGTCTTTCCACAAGGTATAGCAGAAGAGTGTAAGTATTCCGGTGAATGGACTTCTCTCCGCAGACTGCTTCAAAAGTTCTGTCTGCCGCATGATTTTCAAAATTTCCTGCGGATTGTCATATCGTTTTGGCATTTTATGTATCACCTCTTTTCAAGTTCTGGCTCTTTCTTTTTGCAATGAGTAGCACCAAATTCTGACTTTCCTGCATATTCGTAGCAATCAACACATTTCCATTTACAACTCTGATATGGTTTGTGAGTACGTCCGTTGATTGAGTGCATTGTGTTTGGGTACTCATTCCAACAGCTACAATCGTAATTTTTTTCACTCATGTAATCTTCTCAAACTTCTTTAACAATCACTCATTACACAACTGGATGCCCTCAAAATCGTAAAGTTCCTCGACTTCATCATCGCATTCGTCACAGTAAAGATTTTTCACATTACGGTTCGGACAACTGCTGCCGAGACAAGGATAACTTTCAGTAGCACATCCGCAGTATTCATCTTTGTATTTAACCATCGTTCTTATCCTCTATATCTTCGGACCACTTAAAGTTCTTGCAACGATTCCAATAGTTTTTGTTTTTCTCATGCAATTTGCAGAAACCACTATCGGATAATTCTCTATCCCAAAACTCGCAATTACTGCATCTTGTGTTAGATTTCTTGCTTTTATCAACTCTCCTCATCACTACTACCGTCCTTTTCTCCATGCAAAAGTTCCATAAACCGAACAAATTGTCTTTGCGACACTGAATTATTTTGCTTCTCCGGCTTCAAACCTATGACAAGATGCTTGTCGGCAATGTTCGCAAGTTCCCTTGCAAGGTTGATTCTGCCTTGCTGAATGCCTTGTGAATAGGTTTTAGGCTGTTTGTATTGCCCTGTTACTTGCTTTCCTTTTCCTTGGCTTCCTGCCGTGACGTTATACATCTGAATACCACTGTCAGAGCATTTTTTAATATACTCAACTTCTTTTTCATCAAGTTCTGATAACCCACAAATTAAAAAATGTAATGACCACCCATGCGGATTGTCTTTACTCTTAAAACCATGTTTTTTAAGGCTCAATGCTATATGGTCGTATTCCGCAAGGTGAGAAGATGTCCGCTCCAAAAGTTTGACAGCTTGCCCACAATATCCTCTTCTGATTCCTGCTTCGTCCACTCTGTAGAATAAATAGATTCCGCTAACATTCGATATTTCGGGGCATATCTGTTTTATTCTTTTCTCACGTTCTGCTTTCATAGCATAGATTTTCTTCCAATCAGCCAACCACTTCACCGCCTTTCAAATGGAATCAAATATCCGTCCGGCAAAGCATTTATAATATTTCTCAATGCCCCATATCCTGTCTTTTGCATATTGACTAAAGAATTGTTTTGACAGGTATTCAGTTCGGATATGTTTGAATCAATGCTCTGCATTATTTCACTTCTTAATTGTGGTGTAAGTGGTCTATAAAATGTGTCAGCCATTCGCACCACCCTTTCTGTACTTTTCCAGTTCTGTAATCATTTCTTTTCTTCCGATGTCTCCGCTCCCATGCCACTCTACCGCATGGAAAACACCGTTAAGATTCTCACTCAAAACCTCAATTCTGATACTTGCTGACTGGATGTACTCAATCAACCGCTGTGTATCTCGTGCTATGTCCTCGTAACCATACGCCTGTAAGTGCTGAACCATGCTTTCAAGTTCGGAGATACCTGACGGCTCCATCAACTCCGGCACATCTTTGTAGCACAAATAACCAAAACTTCCACCACTCAAAACGGACACTCCTTTCCATTCCTCAAAATCCATTCTTTACCGCCCTGTGCAACGTCCACATAAGCCATAGGAGCAATCTTTTTGACCTCTGCGACACATTCACTGGGTTCTGCATTATCACGGCTTAAATGGCACAATATGACGTTTTGCAAGCTATCTGTTTTGTTAGCCATCACAAAATCTTTCACAGTTCCAAGTTCCATGTGACCACGAAAAACGTGATTCCTTTTCGCAACATTTTCATCATCAATGTACTTCTTCTGATAGTTACATGAGATTAAAATGTGGTTTACATCTGCAAATCTCCACTTGCAAAATTCCGTGTCGGTAATGTACAGAAGTTTTCCCATTTCCGGGTGGGTTATCAGAAATCCATAACAAGGACATTCCGTACCGTCTGCGTTCGTGTGCGTCCATTTGCCGTCCAGTGTTGTCAGGTCAAATCCCTGTATTCTCCACTCACATTTTCCGATTGCAATAGGTTCAAGACTTTCATACGGTTTGAACACAGGTATTCCCATGACTTCCAAATCCACTACCGATTGAGAATGATCCTTGTGGCTGTGGGTGCATATCGCACCCACAACACACTTAATATTCCAGTTAAGACCACGTTTTATGTCCATGATAGGAAGTCCTGCATCCAGTAAAAGTGTTTCACCGTTATCTGCTGCCAGTGCATAACAGTTACCGGAAGAACCGGAGCCTAAACATTTTAGCTTCATGTTTCTACCTCAATTTCGTCATCGTTCGGAAACTGAAAACAGCCATATATATTAACAGAAGCTCCAACGTATTTTTTGTAATGTTCTCCAAGCATTTCCATAGCTTTCTTTGCCTTTTCTTCTGTGGAATATTTAGCAATAACCATATCACTACAAAGTTGTTCTACACCTGTGAGGTTCTTATTCAGAATGTAAATTTCACACCTAAATCTCTGAATAATCACCTGTTCATAAGGAATGTCTAATGTTCCATCCTGCGATATAATTCTCATGGTGTCCTCCTACTTAAAGCAATCCGGTGTCTCTGCGTTAGCAATGGTCTGTTCCGTGCTGTCCGTGGTGACTTCCTCAAAAGTTGCATCGGGAAAATCAACAGAATTTGCGTTTGCCTGAATTTCCTCTGCAGCAACTTTTTCTACATCAAGTTTCACATCGGAAACATCAGGAAATTCTTCCTGTGCATACAGGCCTTGGAATTTATCAGGAAAAGCTTCTCTTAATGCCTGTACAACTGCAACTTTTCTTATCATTGTTGCAGGCTTTTTAGACCATTGACCGTTGATTGTTCCATCTTTTTTTCTTCCAACATATTCATCGAAAGATACTGACTGGTACTCCGGTGTCTCTCTTCCTTTGATAAACACTTTAGCCCAACCTCCTACAATAGATTCGTCCTTAAGGACAAAAGATCCTTCTCTTTCTTCAACGGAACCATCTTTCTTCTGAACAATAATTCCTGCTTTTTTTCCTGCATAATTCGGATTTGCATCGGCTCTTTTTGTAAAAACATCTTTTCCGGTAACAATCGTAGCAGGATCATTGTTTCCAAACTTAATGAGGTATGCTTCTTTCAAAAAAGGATTAAGATGCTGATATCTGCAAAGAGACAAAAACATCATTACTTCCTGATCCGATACGTTTCCACCACCGCTTACAAGGTACTTTCTTACCGTTGTTGGGGAAATTTTTACAATTTCCCCATTTGATTCGTATTCCACAATTCCTGTGTTTTCCTGTTTCTTTTCGTCTGCCATGCTGCTACCTACCTTTCTACTTTCTTAAGTCCTTTAATGTTAATGATGAATACCTGGCTTGTCTTGGGATTCTGAATCAGCGCAAGGTGAGTATTATGCGCCCTGTCATGCTTCGCAATGTTCAAAACATTTGCAACCATCCCGTCTTCAACCGAAACTCCATTAACATAATTTTGCCTATAACTTCCAAGTCCACTCCATGCATAGTATGTTGAATAGCAATGACCACTATGTGTTACCTCTACCATGTCACCGACATGAATTTTGCTGTCATCCTCTTTCTGCGCTTTCTCTTCCGGTTTGTAGTTTTCAAGGACAACGTACTCTATGTGCCATAATAAGCACTCGACATCAGTTTTTTTGCAAAAGCATCCTGCATTGCTAGTACAAATTACCTTGAGAATATCTCCATTTTTATAAGTATCAAAAAGAGAATGCTCATCAACAACCTTGATATACTCACCGACTTTAGCTTTTCTTTTCACCTCACGGACACCATCATCAGGCTTTACATCTTCGCCCATCAGCCGATTAAAAGCCAACTTAGCACCTACATGAAAATCAAATTCATCAACCGGATTGCACTTGGCTTCTGCTTTCTTGCCAGTGGATTTGTCCAGTGCAACTACTTTGTTGTCATTGCGGTAGATTACTATGGTTTCACTTCCGACTTTTTCCAAATTATCAGAAAATATAGAACCAATTTCAAACATTTTCCTACCACTAGTTTCTCTTTCGACATCTTTGTAAGAAACAAAGTCACCATTGATTTCTGTGATTTCAATTACCGCAGCATTGTCTAAAATCATTCTGCTTTTGTATCTTTCTCCAACTTTAAATTTACGTTTTTCCATATCCTTATTTCTCACTTTCCGGCTCGTTCATAAACTTGCCAAATTCATCATTTTTCACTTTTACATCAGCCTTGCAAATTTCCATAATGCTCTTAGGCATCACGTTCCATGTGACATCAGTACCGGAAATCTTTCCCTTGAATTTCAAGGCTCCACGATCTGTCAGACCCATGTAAACTCCCGTGTAGCACTTGCCCTCTGCATTAAAAACCACGGTGTCACCGGCATTGATTGTTTCACCGTTCGTTGTCAGAACGGAAATGACTGTTTCTTTCTTAATCTGCATTTACTTTTCCACCCTTATCCTTTCCTCAAATAAGAATCTTCCTACCCTTGCGTTAAAAGAAAAGAAAACTGCTTCTATACCTGTAACTTCCCTAGCCATACTTGCAAACGGTTCAGTTTTCATGGCATCTGCAACGGCTTTTGTAAAATCTGTGCCAGATATAGGCACTTTCTTGTTCAAATCATAATCAGGCATCTACATTTCCCTCACTTTCAACTCTTTGTCATCACTTCTGCGGAACATAATTAACTGGCTGTCAACATCAGGAATCTTCCAAGGGTCAAGGCTCTCGGTATCGTCTGTCATAATCGGCAACTCCACACCGCACTTCTTCTGAAACGCTCTGCAAATATCGATTTCTGTCAGAATCTTCGCACCGTGGTTCATGTTCCGGCTGTAAGGCTCTCCCTTGTAGATAAAGTCGCAACATTCCTCGGTATCACCGTTCACAAGCGGTCTGAACATCCGCACAGTACAGAAAGAAAGATACTTGTTCACATCAGCTTCCAACAGTTCGTTCTTCTTCCGGCTGAATTTCTTTAACAGGTCAAGTTGTGCCTGCACATCCGTAATCTTCTGTGCAATATCTCTTCTCTCCTGTTCCAGTTCTGCGATCCGCTTATCAATGCTCTCGTTAATGCTCACGCTAGCCAGTTTCTTGTTTACCTGTTCAATATCTGCCCTAATTTCTTCCTCTGCGCATTTCAGTTCAATTCTCATGCTCTGCATATCCGCATAGCGGTTCATGGCAGCTTCTTTCTCAGCAATCTGTGACTGGATAGCTTTGTATTCTTCTGTGTTGGAAATATCCACGCTTGCCGGAATGGAATTTAAGGAATTATCAGCAATAGCAATCTCTTTTTCCAACCGCTCCACTTCATCCTCGGTCTTTTTCAGTTCCTTGCGCTTATGCTCCAGTTCTGCCTGATCCGCTTTGATATGGTCAGCACAGGAAGAACCCTCTTTGGTAATCAGTTCCAATTCATGTGCCTTATGCGTATCAAACTCCGTTCTTAACTGCTCTTTCTTCTCTTCCGGATATTCCTGTCCGCAGTAGGAGCAAACCAGAGAGTTTTCATCAAATTTAAGGCTTTTATTCAAATCCCAACTCTTCTTCAAATCCTGTCTCTTCTGCTCATACTGTGCGATACGCTTTTCCAGTTCCGTGATCTCTTCACGAATGGTATCTGCCTTAAGTAACTCTTTCTGGTGTTCATTCTGAATCTGATTCAGTGTTGTGCGTTTCTCTCGCCTATCAGCATCCAGTTTTTCATTTGCTTTCTGCTGTAATGTGCTCAACTGACCTTTTAACTCAATGATTCCATCTGAAAGCTTGTCGTACTTTTTCATACTCTTCTGATTGTCGTTCTGCTGCTCAATGTTGTCATTAAGCTTTTCCAACAGTGCATTCTTCTGTAATTCCAGTTCCGCAAGGTCAATATCTTCTCTACGCTTGCTAACCTCGTCAATTCTTGTTGGTATATCATCCAGCTGATCCTGTAACCCCTTAGAGCCATTTCTGCCCCTTGTGCCGTAAAGCTGTGTGTTGCAACGTTTTTTCAATTCATCAACCGTGCCGTCATGCAGTACAGATTTCAGAGGTGAAAACTCCGGATACATGTCGCAAATATCATCATTACTGTGCTGACCAAACATATCAGCAAGAATTGCTCTCTGATCCGTGCCACCTTTCAGCAGAAGTGTCATGGCATTGATGCAAAGTGAAAACTTATCTTTTCCGCATACACTCTCTTCCAAAAATGCTTCAAAATCTGCTGCCTTTTTTGGAATATCATTCACATAGTAATCCGTGACGTTGCCGGTAAACTCGCCTTTCTTATTGAAGTTCTGACGGCATACTTTTTTCAGAACCTTGTCTGTACCGTCAATCTCCACGGTAACTTCTGCGGTAATATCTCCGTCAATGTCATTGCCACCCTTATCGTGCGGTCTGATTCCGGTGATCTCTCTGCCGTTCTCGTCACGGCATCCAAAAATATACTGAATTGCTCTTTTGATTGTGGACTTTCCAGTTTCATTCACTCCGGAAATCTCTGTCCGGTCGTAAATGTCTGCGTCCAGTGTGTTAGAACCATAGAATTTACAGAAATTCTGCAAAAAGATGTGCTTAATCCTCATTTTTCCTATCCTCCCAAAGATATAAATACAGTGAATTAACAAACATATAGATTGAGACCGGCTTGTCTGTCTCGTTGATTTTCTTGTACAACTCTGTGGTTGTGTTTATCTTGTCAACAACCCACTTGATTGCCCGATACACGCTTTCCTTGGTTGTGCTGTGTTCCTCTCCGATAATCCGGTAGATTTCAGAAAGTCTTCTGTTTCGGTTCTCAAACATCAGCGTTTCAACCTCGATGATGTACTGAAATCCCGGCAAGTACTGTTTCAGCCCCAATTCTACCAAGATTTTTCTGATTTTCCTTTCCATTTCCTCATTCCTCCGGCTTTCAGTCTTCTGTTACGTGGATCATGTTGTCCTCTCCGATATACAAGATTCCTACATCTAACAATCCTGTAATCAGAATCTCATTCGCACGGACGATGGGGATAATTTCTTTCTTCAACATGGAAATACTCCTTTCTTATCCATTTTTTCATTCCTGTCTCACGGTTCACCAGTCGGTAGTAAAATGATGTTTCACGGTCGATTTCCCACTCTTTAGGATTGAAAAAGAATCTTCCGATTACTCCTTTGACTGTAAACCGCCTTTTGGCACTCATTCTCCTTCCTCCGCAAGTTTGGCATACTTCCAACCTGCAGCATCATCGTATCCGTCAACAGAATAAGATGTACAACCTCTGTTCCATGCAAAAACAATATTGCTTTCGTATCTTGCGAAATGTCTTCTTTTCCACCGTACATCTTCTGAACCTCTCACCAAAATTTTTGTATCAACAGGCACTTTAGACCAGTCAACAGCAGGCTCTACATATTCCTGCTTTGACCATTCTTTAATTCTCTTTTCGCAAGAACGCTTATCATCAGTTTCAGTTTCCGCAAATATGCAGTTATTGCATCCAATATCAGTGCATCTACATATGTTTCCTTTTTTGTCTACTGCAACCGAACCGCCAGCCAGTGCAATATCAAGAATCTGTTCCGCATACTTCTCTCTGTTCGTCATTTTCCATTCATCCTTTCCAGTTCTGCGCTCCTGGTTAATATCCAGTCTGCGTAATCACTTAATTCTGTTTTAGTTGTTGCATTTTTCTCACCGTGGTAAACCATGAGCACAATTCCTACATCACAATACTTTTCAAACAATTCCGACAAGTAGTCGGCTCCCACATGGATATTGCCGTCCACGGAGTAGATGTCTGTTACTCCCAAGCGCTCCATTCGGTCTTTGTGCCAGCGGTCTGAAATCTGCATCAGACCTTTGCAACCGCCACTTTCCACATCCGGTCTGCCGGACGATTCTTTCTCAATCATTGCCATGAGCAGTTCCGGGCAGATGCCGTATTCCTCACCGTACTTTACACACGATTCCTGCGCTTCCTCGGAGATAAAACTGCCGGCTGGCTGTGCCGTGGAAGTAAATGTGATGGAGAGTGCTATTATAATAGGAAGAAACAGCTTTATTGTTGTTCTCATATCACTGCTTACCTTTCTGTTAAAATTCTTCCATCTTGGAAGACATACAGACTTTTTACTTTGAAAAATTCTGATTCTTCTAATTCCAAATTATTGCAGTATACATAGCGCACTCCGGTTTTTTCATCGTTTTCTCCAAAAACATCATCTGTGTAATACAAAACCATTGAAGAAAATTCTTTTATGTCATTTTCCGTAACGGGTCTGAGAAGAAGCTTTGATTCTTCCTCTTCATTTGCATGGTCAATGATTGCAATGTGTTGTCCATCTAAACAATCATCCCTTAAGTAAACAGCAACATTTCGTTCATTGCTTTCAAACCATACAACGACTTCTTCATCGTCAGCGTTGGAATTTACATCCGAAACAGTAAGCCCTACCAAATCCCTTAAATCACTGCCGTGCAGGACTTTGTTGCCATATTTAAGTCCTCTATCGTAATTTGCTTTTCTTACGTTATTCACTTAAATGTCTCCTTTCATCTAAACACTTCTCTGTGTTTCTATTTTTCTTCTAATTGCATCAATACCTTTTTGATAAACAAGTGTTTTTATAGATATATGTTCCTCCCCATTCTTGGTGTATTTCTGCTCTATTACACGGAACCATCCGCAATCAACATATTTTTGATACGGCACATTCCATTTATTTAACATTCCTGCTTCACGCAGAAATGCAAATAAATTATTTCTTCCAAAGTCCTTAAATCCGAGAATTTTTGCCACTTTATCCATCGGAATTGCGGTTTTGCTATCTGCCACTGCGTCAAAGAAATCTGCTTTTGGTCGCATATCTTCAATTTGCTTCTCTTTTTGTGCAATAATGTTCTGTGCTACAATAAGTGCGTTCGCTACAATCTGCTCTGGTGTCAAATTCTCCTGATTTGCTATGTACCCACCATTCTTGCGTATAGACGGCAAAACATCTGATGTTACCCAGTGTTTGAACCTCTTTGCTGAATCAAGTTTGCTTCCGATAATTGCAGAATATAAACCGCTTTCATTTATTAAAGAAGACTTCATATTCATACCATCCAAAATGGATGATTTGGAATCTTCCTCGTCTATGCGCTTCATCATATTACTCGTCTGCGCATACCCAAGTTTGTCGGCAACATCTTTTGCTACAAACCAAGGCTCGCCATCAATAGTTTTTATTCTGATTGTCCCAAATTCATCTGAATTAAATACCTGTAATTCTTCCATGTTTCTCCTTTCTATTCAGTTTTAACTCTTCTTGAATCTTCAAATGCCACAAGGTCATCCTCTGTGATCCTGTATTCTCTTCCTAACTTGATTGCCCCAAGTTTTTTTTGACGAATCCATTCCCAAACAGTAATGACTTTTACCTTGTATCTCTCTGCTACCTCTTCACAAGTAAACATTTGTGCCAAAATATCACTCCTTTCCGTAAATAATACTTGTATATACCTCGGTTTAGTGATATAATCTCCTTTGTCGAACGAGTTACATCTTTTTAACGAAGTATTTTTCTAGAAACTATTTTTATATTTCGTTTTGCCGAGGTATGTACATAGTATATCTCGCTAAACCGAAGTTGTCAATAGTCTATTTCGTTATGCCGAAATATTTTTTAAGAGGTGATATTATGTACAAAACTTTCGAAAAATTGTGTGAATTAAAAGGAATTACACCATATAGGTTTGGTAAAGATACTGGTGTTAACTCTTCTACTTTAAGCACATGGAAAAAGAAAAATTCTATGGCAGATCCGAAGACCTCTCAAAAAGTCTGTGAATACTTTGGAGTATCTATGGACTTCTTAATGGGAAAAACTGATAAAATTGTTTGTGAAGAATGTGGAACAGAATACAATCCATTTGATGACTTTGATTGTGCTATTCACGAAAATGTTCATAAAACTATAGAAGCAGCAGAAAAATTAAATATAGACTTGGTTCCATATAAGGATATTATAAAAAAACGAGTAGACTATAAAATTAAATTAGAAGATGGAACATTTGACTTCGAAAATGATTTGACTGATTATTTGGAAGTGCGATATTCTGATTATATTTATAACAATGTTGGTAGCACTAATCTCATTGACAGAATGGGTTATTATAAGAAATGCCTTGTTGAGATTATCAACAAGGGATTTGTGCCGGAAAATAATATAAACACTTTTGTAGAATCATTTGGATTAAATAGAGATTACATAGACATGAACGGAGCTTTTATAGCCAGAATAAGCAAAAATTATGATGTGATGAAACTTGCTAAAATTGCCGAAAAGCTTCCACCAGAAATGCTCAATATGCTTTTGTTTCAAGCGGAAGCTTTTTACGATAAATATACCAAGGGGTGATTATTCACCTCTTGTTTTTTCTTTTACAAATTCATAGAACCACTGCAAAATATAGTTTTCATTTATGCTTCCAAACATATTTGACAACTCTTTTCTGTATTCTTCATTTGTCATTTCTTTTTCCATCGTAACCACACCCCTCTCCCCTTTAATTCTCCGCAGAATCTAAAGTAGCGATACATCACATTATAGAACATACGTTCTAAACAATCAATATATTTGACGCACGTTTTTTATTGTTGTAAAATATCAACAAAAAGAGGACGGTGAAAACGCCAATAAACACCGCCCTCGCCAGAACTTGATGTCCCTTGAAACAAGGGATGTTACAAGTGTATCATGTGAAAGGGGGATAATAAACATGATGAAAAAAGACCGAATCAAAGAAATATCGACACATCTATCAGTCAACCGTGCAAATTATATGTTAAGTTTTCGTGGGAATCTCCACGAATTTCTTAATGAGCCGGACATGACGGTGTACAAACTTGCAGATGAAGCTAATTTGCCTTATTCTACGCTTAATTCACTACTGTACGGTAATTCTAGCGACACGAAGCTATCGACCGCCGTTGCGCTTGCTAGAGCCTTTGGAATCAGCGTAGATGAACTGGTAGGCTGTGGTACTATGGAAGATAAGATGTTGGAATCTGTCAAGATATGCCGTAGTCTGCCGGAACACTCTCTTTACCTTATCCGTTACTTCATCCGTCACCAAGCTAAAATCTATTCCAGTCTTGAAAAATCGCAAAAGTATATTTCTGTCCTCAAACCGCAACTTGTAAATGGAATTATCGCAACCACAAATGCTGTGGAACCAATTTGCATAGACAATTTACCGGAAGATATAAAATCCAAGGCTTATATCGGTTTAAAAATTCCGTGCGACTACTATATGCCGTTTTATCTGCCTGGGGAAATTATTATCCTTTCCGCAGATCGTGAACCGCAAGACGGTGAACGATGTATTGTGACCAGTAATGGTGGGATACAAATTGCCGTAAAAACCCATATAATAGAATATGGCGTTAGAAAATGGAGATATGTTTCGCTCATGTCTCCGAACAGTATACTTCCGGAACACATAATTGATGACATGATAGGATATGTGGTTGGTTTTGTAAATAATGATGGTGACTGGGGAATCAGATAAAGAGATTAAGAGCATGGCTTTTACACCATGCTCTTTTTGATTGATTTATTTTTATTGCTAATCTGCATACATCAGTTATCATTACTTCTGTAAATGGCAAGTTAGTATCTTTGGACGATGTAGTATCAATGATGGTTAACACCGATAGTAATAGTGCAACTTTTAAATTAAAATTAACACCAAGTGGTTCATATACTAGATACACCGCACTTTTAGTATTGTGCAATAAAGATACAATTTTAATTGGCACATATGCTATAGGTGTTAATGATGTTGGTCAAACTATCAATAAAATTGCAGGCGTAGATGCAACGATATCTAGGAACGGAGATAACGTTACTGTTACTTTTTCGTCAGATAATATATGGTCAACTGGACTTTTGATTGCACCTAGAATATTTACAGAATAACTAATTATTGACACATATAGACACATGATAGCCTCAATATATGCCCTTTTGATACTGGCTTACGGTTTACGATTGCTGAACCATTGATATAAAAATCATTATAAGTATTATCCTCTGCAACAAAGGCACCAGGATAAGGATTACCTGTATACGTTTGTGGTAGATTACTAACTATAGTGGAGTATGCATCTATATCATTTGTGGTGGTTAATGTGCCACATCCAATGCACATATGTCCGATTCTGGTATATGTAAATATGCCAGTGATATTATCATGAACTATTGCTTCAGTTACGGTGTCTAACTTGCCATTTACATCATTTATGGCTGCGTTAGTATCATTGATGTCTTTTGCACCGAATGATGTGCCTACTTGCGTATATTCAGTAACATCAACAAAAGAAACAGTTCCATCGTCATTTTGTATTTGCTGATATTTTCTTAACTGATTTTTAGTTGTGTCTAATACATCATCAACATAGTTTGTTTTTAAATCTGCCATAATCACACCTTAAATCCTTTCTGACCGCCAAGCGTAAAAGCAAGTCGGTTCTGCGCTTTTCTTTGTGCTACTAACGTATTGTATATTTTTAACTGCAACGATTCTATCCTGTTCCAGTCTTCATATGTTGGAACCGATTTATTTTCTTTCCATGTTTTGAATTGTTCGGAAAATGAGAAAGTGGAACTGTTAATTTCTGCCAGCGTAGTTTCAAATAAAGTGACTTCATCGGCATAAATCAGATCTGCTTCAACCTTATCATCTCCAAGATTAAAAGATGATATTTTATACATAGATTCTGCAGTGTTTTTTAGTTCCAAAAGATTATTTTTAATACGGTTATAATCTGTATGTAAAAAATAATCTCCTATATATGTTTCACCATTCCATTCAGAAGACCAATTTGTTTTAGGATCTGCCCACATTATGCTTCCTCCACATCTCCAAACAATTCTATATATTTCTCTGTATCATTCAGCCCCAAATACTCTTTTATATCTTCTTTTGTTTTCGGCACTATTTCTCCGTTTGGATAAAACAAGAAAAAATTACCTTTTTCTGTTCTGAATATTTTTCTATTTGTCATTTCATCAACATATATTATTTCAGAAGTTTGCGTGTTATACAGAAGACCGTTAATTATTTTTTTCATTACAACCTCCTTATGTTCTCATTGCTCTTCGCAATTGCAACGATCCATTAAAAGCACCATTAAAGTTTAATTTGTGTTTTTCCACTTCTACTTGTAAGCTGTTTACAATATCACTTTCCATGAAAATAATATCAGCAGCTTCCAGCACCGGATCCCCTCTGTATTGAACATCATAAGAAATATTATTCGCATAATAATTCCCAAGCCATTCAGCAACTGTCCTTGCGTGTTCTTCTGTTGAAATAAGTTGGTTTTCACAATACCTTATTTCTCCAGAATTGTTGATTGATTTCTTTAGATAGATGTTATCTTCAACTACTTGCGGTGTATTATTCTCTCCGTTTTGAAATGTATATATTTTAACGAAAACTTCTTTTGTCTTTCTTTCTGCGTATCCATAAGTATTTTCTGTCATGGAGTCCTTTTTTAACTCATAATCAGATAAATCTCCAAAACTGATCTTATCAATCAAAACTCTGTTTTTAGGATATGCTTTTGTTATCTCGAAACGAATACTGTCGAAGTTTTCAAATTCATCATTTAATAATGATTTTTCTTTCAAATCATCATATTTAAAAGTCTTAAGAAGTGTATCTCCATTATATGTCGATACTTTCATCTTTTTTGGAGCATTTCCTTGAAATGAAATATACAATCCATAATACGTGTATGCTGCAGGAAGTTTTAATGTAAGCACTGGATTCTCCGAAAACAATCCATTATCATCAGAAACATTGCTCGTAACATATCCTGTCTGTTCTATGGCTGTACCTGTATTTCTCGGAAGAAATAATTGTGAACCATCTACACGCATAAAATTTCTTGTCAGCTCTGCATATACATTGTTGTTTCCATATAATACATTAGTGGCATTTCCCCACCACGCATTTCCGTTTGAGGCAACCTGCATATCTGCAGGATCTATAACATTTGCAAAGTTGGCTTTAATATTTACTCTTCCGTCAGAATCTACAAATAAAATGCATCTTGAAGCGTTGCACAATAACTGCAAACATTCTTTGTGAGATGCTTCCGGCATTGGATTGTGTAGGCTCACATCTCTTAAACAATCGTCAACAAAATACTCGTCAGGCTCGAATCCGGCATCTGTTAGAATGCTAATAGCTTCTTCATATGCTGTTCTATCGTATATTTTGTTTCCTATTGTATAATTGTCTTCCAAAGTTGAAAGAATATCATTTGCGGTGAAAGACATTTGATTTTTTTTAGAGTTCCAATCAGTCAAAATCATTGTGGCTTTTTTATGCCATTCCACTGTTTCGTCTGACAGGACCATTCCGTATGATAACTCCATTTTTTGTCCAGTTTCAAGGAAGTTGATAAAGGAATTATCATCGTCTACATTGTATACATTATTTTTATCCAGTATTGTTACAGATAATTTTCTGTATGGAATCTCCGCTGATACTCCATTAACAAATTCTTCAAAAGAAGATGTTGATACATCATTATTCCTATATGTCAATCCGACACCCATTACAATTTTTTCTACTCTAAGTCTTTTGTTTCCACCTGACATAGATATAGGAATTATTTGTATGTTTGTAGTGTCTCCAATTACATCTGTTGTTGAAAAATCGTGTTTATCATTTGTATAAGTCAATTCTTTTTCATCTGTAACAATTTTGAAGCTAGTCGGGTAATATTTCCCAAAATCTATTGTAAGTCCTTTGATGGAATACTCTTGTGGAAATGCTACTTTTACAGTTTCCATTATGTTTTTTGTAGTTAATGGAGCGTTACGTAGTTGGTACAATCCGCTTGTCTCTCTCGGAAGAAAATACATTTGACCGTCCACGCGCATATAATTTTGCTCTAATGTAGCATATTCCGTATATTCCGCATCATTTCTAAATGGCAAAACCTTGTTTCCCCAGTATGCGTAATCACCTTCAAAATGAGCCGTGTTTTGTGCATCACCATTTACTACACCAAGAGTAATTGATATGTACGCCCTGTCTCTTATTTTTTTCTGCATCGCAGATTTATAAGCATTAGAAGCCTTTATCATTCTTCCCACCCGCAATCAATTAGATTAAATTTACATGTTTCATAGTTTCTATAAAATATATCATCCAAAAACAGCGGTTTTCCGGTAGTGTCTCCTGGATACATTGTGTATGTATGCCTTACATTGTCATCACCAGTAAACGTAACCAGCACAAAAAATGGTTCTAATGCATCCTGCATTTCTTTCCATGTTTCAGCGTCCAGTCCGTTCCATTGCAGATTATTTATCTTCCACAATTTTCTTCCGACTTTTTGACCGACAACTGCAGCATTTACATTTCTTCCTGAATCAACCGTCTGCGACCGAACTATTTCCATTCCCGGAGCTGGGCACGGAAAACGTACTCCATTTACTATGATGAAATCACTTGCTCTTGCTATCATTGTGTTTTCCTCCATAGAAAAAAAGAGTGGGAATAAATCCCACCCTTAAGTAATAATCTGTAATCCCATAGTTTTCTGACCTCTTAAGCTTGCCCTTGCTATGTCTCTATCACCGATATTTACAGATGTTTCTTTTGCAAGTAATTGCTTTAACAGGCTGATTTCTTCTGCCATCATACGCATTTGTGCTTCTGCCGTGGAATTGATAGCTTCTTTGATTCCTGTTATTTCAGCTCCACCGGCAACCGCTGTCTTACCACCTACTGTTCCGGCAATCTCTGGCACTCCGTTTTCTCCTGCCATGAACATTGTGTATCGACTAGGAACGTAACCGCCTGTCTCAAATGTGGGGATTCTGCCAAGGTTTACACTTCCGCCCGGAACAAGTTCTTTTCCGAGTACAACAACCGGATCCCATGAAAAGTTTAACTTATCATTTATCCAGTTTGCAAACCTATTCCAAATTTGTTTGACAGCCTCTATTGCATTATTCCATGCATTAGATAATCCGTCTTTAATGCCACTCCATGTCCATTTTTCGGTAGTAAAATATGATTTTACGTTGTTCCACCACTTTGCAAAACCAATATTTTTCCACCATGCGGTAAATTCATTCCATTTCGTAGAAAGTGCGGTCTTAATATTTGTCCCTAATTGATTCCATTTTTCAGCAGAAAACCAAGGCTTGACAGATTCATTAAACCAGTTTTCAACAATAGGTTTTAAATTTTCAAACACTGATACTAAACCAAATGTATCATTTATGTCCAGTTTAAATTGTGATAAGAAATCAAAAAACTGTCTTATCGGCATTGTTTTTGTCAAAAAATCTGCCGCATCAGAGTTCATCTGTTTCCAAGCGTCAAAAAGTATTGAAAAATCTGTGTTTTTTATTGTATCAAAGAATCCACCTTCTCCAAAAAACGAAAAATTATCATATGTTTCTTTATCATCAGGGAAAAGTGCTTTACCTAATGATTTACCTACATTAAATCCAATTTCCCAAGTAACAGAAGCTATTGCGATTGTAGGAACTATTCCTATGCTTGAACCAAGTACTGTGGCTGATAACTTATCCGATATTTTTCCCCATATAATATCTCCCACACCAGTAAACTTCAAAAGTCCTATTGCCGTCAGAATCGTGGTTTCAATCGGTGCTGCATCGAAACTTCCTTTCCACAGATCGATTGCCGCATCTATGGCAGTTTCTATGAAATTTCCAGCAGATGTAAAAATGGCAGTCCAATCAATACCATTCAAGAAACTTCCTATATGTCTTCCGATTTTTTCCCAGTCCACAGAATCTATTGCTCTTGTAAACCAGTCAAAAATACCAGTTACTAGTTTGGACGTATCCATTCCGGCAACTTTAAACCATGAATCAGAATCAAACTTAAATGCATACGCCAGATCTTCTATAATATCTTTTACTGGTTTAAACACCTTGCTTACTTTGTCAGCCCAACCCATAGCTGTATTCTGCATCTTGTCAAATGCTTCTTGCCATACTTTTTCGTATTCAGCAGTAGCATCCATGATTTCCTTGGTAAGGTCAATTCCTGATCCACCAGCACCTGATGTTTTTCCGGAATCTGTTGTCTGTGGCTGTACGTTCAGTTCATCAATTCCTAAAGTGTAATTCTTTGCCTTTTTGGCGCTTTTCCCTACTTTATCCAGTGCATCTGCCGTGTCTTCCAAATCTTTATTGTACCCGGATACACCTTGACCGAATGACGAAAAGTCAATCTTAATTCCCAGTAAATTTGCCACACTGACAAGCAATCTTTTAATCGCAATAACGACACCGTTAATAACAGGAAGCACTTTCTGCAATACCGGAATAAATAACTGGCCTAGAACCATTCCAGCTTCTTTCACGTTGTTTGTGAACTGGCGAATCATGTTGCTGGGTGAATTGATTGTGTTGGCCAAGTCTCCCCATGACACTTTGGACTGATCTAAGATTGCCAGTAAGCGCAACTGCTGTTTCTCTGCCTGTGACATTTCAGATACAGCCTTTTCAATGCCGTATTTGTAAGCATAAGTCTGTAATGTGGCATTTGTGATATCAATACCATACTTATACAGTGCTCTTGACTGACCGATTAAACCGGACTGTAAATTAGTTGCAACTGTACTGAAATCTACGTTAAACAGAGAGGAAATATCTCCGGCAAGCATTGTCATGGACTTTGAAATTGCCGTAGTAACTTCTCCGGTCTGCCCTAAAGAGTTGGTGATAGATGCAAGTTGTGAAGCGTACTGAGTAATCTCCTGTAAATTCAACCCCAGGTTCTTCATTCCACTTTCAGAAATCAGTCCACCATCTACATCTACTTTCAGACCGGACATTTTGCCAAGAAGTTCATTTACACGATTCCCGAAACTCTGCGCATAATCTTCTGCATTGTCGTAACCGTATTTTTCAAAGTCCTTGCCCCATTCCTTGCCGACTTTATTGAAAGCAACCGTGTAGTAGTTAAATGCTTCGATATAGTCCGTAGTTCCCTCTATGGATTTCCACAGGCTTTTAATTCCACGGATAACAAGAAAATACGTTGCGTAGAATTTTCCGAAAGCCGCTGCAAGGCTGAATGTGCTCTTCGTGGCTCTTTTTGCACTTGACGTATAAGTGTTCAGATTTCGTCCTAAAGAGTTTGCCGCTCTCCCGGATGCCGCACCAGTAGATGCCAGTCCTGCCAGTGCATTTGTCATGCGGATAATGTTCTCACTTACATTCGGTGCGGTAGACAAAGTGGTGAATAACTGCTTCAAATTCTTTGCCAGTAAAGGAATGTTCGTGATTGCTCTGCCGGATGCCACACCGCCAAGTTTTGAGATAGACGATGCAATACTTGCAATATCCCCTATTCCATCTACTTTTGTTCCTGCCATATCAGCAGAAAAAGTCTTTAACGCAGATGAAATTCTACTTAATCCACTTGTATCTATTTTCCCCATTCTGTTAATGGAATTTGTCAACGTGGAGATATTCTTAATACCGCTCGTATTCATGGAATTTGCGGCATTTGCGATACTCTGTATGCTGTTGGAAATGCTTGTCAGTTTGGATGTGTCAATAGACAAGCTTTTTTGAAAATTCGTAAGGCTATTTGCCAACTTATCCAGTGCGTTACTTGCGCTAGTTGCATCCGCTTTTATTTTAATCTGCAAAGAATCAATATCTGCCATACCGCACCGCCTTTACACATAAAAAGAACGGTAAGTTGTGACACCTACCGTTCCTAAAATTATTTCTTAAGATATTCTCTCGTAGCCGCACCGCACTTGCAATCAACCGTGATTCCGACTTTCTTTTGGAATACTCCGATTGCCGTTGCTGTGTCTTTACCTAAAATTCCGTCAATGTTGCTCTTTCCCTTTGCATTCACCGCAGATAAGCAACCATGATGAATGAGTGCAAATTGCAACCACCGAACATCATCACCTCTCATGCAAGGAACTGTTTTCTTCAACAGTCTTGTCGGTTCTGCGTAAGGGTTGCTGTACGCTTTCGTATTGCCCTGTACGGCTTCTAACTCCTTGTACCATACATTCATATCTACATTTCCTACAATACCACCTACACGCCCTTTAGAAGTATACTGCCAGCCTACCATGTTCGGTACTTGCGGTTGATACTTCACATTACACTTGCCGTTATTCTTGCCGTACCGTGCGATCCACATTGGATAACTCACACCGCCATAAGGCTTAATGTATGTCTTGTAAAAACTTTCCCCGGTGTATACACCGAACTTTAATCCTGCATTGGTGATGACCTTTCCGTAAGCATTGATAATTGGAATCAGATTCTTACCGAGATTCTTCATCACGGCATCTTCAACATCCATCCAAACCATAGGCTTACGGTTTCCAAGAATAATAAGCACTCTCTCAGCAGCAAATTGTGCCTTTGATACAGTGGTAGCATAGCTGTAGTTATACACGCCTTGCACTTTCATTCCGTATGCTTCACAATTTTTCCAGTTCTCTTCAAACTCCTTGTCCGGGTTCAAATCCTTGCGGATGATTTTCAAAATAGCAAAATCAATACCGTTCTGTTTTACCGCCCACCAGTTAATCGTCCCCTGATATGAGGACACATCAATTCCTGTTAAACTCATGTTTATTTCTCCTTTTTTGGATGTGATAATTCAAAATTAGCCTGCATTGCCATAAGTCCTGCAAGAAATGCCTTTCTTTGTTTTTTCAATTCCTTTTCGTTGCTAGCAGTTTCAACACGCTCCATAATAGGCTTGTCTATATACTTCGATTGTGCTTTTCTGCCGTTTAAGCAATGGTCTACAGCAAAGATTAATGCAGATATTCCGTAATTTCCCCAACGTTGCCATGAGTTCCTATCTTCTTCCTCTTTTTTTAGTTTATATCCTTTGTAGCACCACTCTAATTTTTTAGGATTCAGATGTTTGAACTCTTCTATCGAGATCCCCATGGAAAAAGCAAATGGAAAATATTCTTCCCATATTATTTTGTGCCAGTCGATTTCTTCTTGTGATCCTGTGGCATCTTCGTTACCTTGCTGTCCTCTTTCTCCATTTCTTCCTTGGTCTGCGTCATCATTTCCGTCAGACCCGACAGTTCGAAAAAACCGTCTTCTTTCATACAGTCTGTCAGTTCTCCATACAGCTTCACAAAAGAAAGACCGTTTGCTTTCATGTATTCTTTCATTAAAGCATTGGATTCATCCGGTGTAATACCTTCGTGGTTTTCGATAAGACCAGCATAAAAAGCCGTTTTGCATACATGAGGAAATTCTGCAAGCATATATCCGCTACCATCTACAATTTCTTCTGGTGTGGGCTTCTGTACATTTTTTGCTTTTTTAGCTACATAGCCACCGGAAAGCATAAGAAACATCTTTTGAATCAAATCCTTGCACTCCACAGCACCGAACCCAAACTCTAAAGTATATTCAACATCATTAACTAAAATCTTCTTCATAAAAACATATCCTTTCCCCAACATTTTGTTGGAAAGGAGCCGCCCGAAGACGGCTCTCTTTTGCTTAAATCAATGGTTCGTCTACCTCTTCATCAAAGTCAGCCACGGCAGTGTTATTTGTTTCTGACTGACTTGCTATTCCCCCGTTGTTAGTTCAACGGTAGCGTCCAATCCCTTGTATTCCTCAATGGTAAGATTCATTTCAATCGTCAGAAGTTCATTCTGTCCGATCTCTGGCTGTGGAATCTGCTCAGGCGGCTGTGCAACAACGAAGAAAGATTTCTCTTCTCCGGGAATGACAGTTTCAAACCACATTCTCTTTCCACCAGTAAGAGCCTTGTAGGCTGTGATAAGTGTAGTCCATTCATCCACGGTATCTGATGTAAAGTTGACTGTGACTGCAAAAGATCCACCAGTATCTGCACGACCTTTTACATATCTAGTGATCGCATCTTCCAGTGCGGAAGCATCAATCTGCTCCGGTTCAATGTTGATGCCACCGATAGCATTTATTCTTGTAAGTTGTTTAAAACTCGTAGGTTTTGTTCCGGCTGTTGTCTCTGTACCATATCCGAAAGTAATTCCTAAAGTAGAAATTCCGGCTGCTGCCATGATAAATACCTCCTTAATTTTGCATAAAAAAATAGAGCCGTTTGGCTCTAATAGTTACAATGTATCGTCAGCACCAACAATTCGTCTGAACCGTGCTGTGCTTCTGTATGTGTTCTGCGAAGTATTATTAAACTCCGGCATAGAAGTTATCTGAAATCGCAGACGTTTGAAAAGTCCGGCAACCGTAGCCATGATAGCTTCAGCTTCTTCCTGACTCTTGTTGGTTATCACATCCACCTGGTACGATGCTGTGATTCCGTTGATAGACCGTCCTTCAAGGTCTTGTCCTGTCTCTGTGAACGGCATAGCATGAAAGTAAACTGTGGGGAATGTGGGTTCTGATAAGTCCTTACTTTTGTCCGTCACATAAGCTTTAGGATGGCTTTGCGGTATTTTCATTTTCAAGTATGATGCAATCTTGACTTTGAAGTCTGATACCCATTGATATTCATTAACCGCCATTTCCAAACACCACCTTTGCTGTCTGTAATACAATTTCACGAATTTCTATTGCAGTCAGGTACATAAATGGTCTTGAAGGCATTCCTTCGGTGAAGTACCACTTACCATCATCAGCCGGATAAAACCAACCGTATCTACCGTCTGCAAGTTGCCGTATGGTTTTTCCGCTTGCATATTGCCATGTGACACCTTCTGGTAACTTTCCTTTGTACGGTGATTGTTGTCCGACAATTCCAGTACCAAACTCAACAAATGCCGCATGGTCTGTTCCAGCAACAACCGCCCATATTCCACCGCCTTTTACCGAACCAACATATTCAGCGTGGATACTCTGTATCAGTTCGCTAGTAAAGATAGCGTCAAGGTCTGCAATCTGTACTCTAGCAATCTCTACACCGTTTTCTGCCAAAGTTTCAGCCAGTAGCCTACATTTATACTCTAAGCTATTTTCATAGTCTTTAAGAGCCTTTACAGCCGCTTGTATGGACTTTTGGTCAAACAGGTTGATATTTATTGTCTTTCCCATATGTCCCTACCATTTCTTTAGAATAGTCACATCCGTGAATCCATACACCTTTTTCAGTGAAAATTCCATTTTCCAGTTTTGGAATAGTTAATTTTTCTTTGTCACCTTCCATAGTCAATCACCTACTTCACCGTCTTCTGCAACAAGAACAAATCTGCTGTCAATCCTTCGTCTGCAACGCCTTTGACAACATAGTCCGCCGTCTTATCATCAACCAGTCCATCACTATCTCGCCCCACATCAGATTTCTTCCAAACAATGTCTCCTGCTTTAATCGGCAAATATCCCTTATCGGTAACAATCTGACAATAGGAACTGGAATCATCAATACCAAATTCCTTTACCAGTACTTCCGACAACTTATTGCTGATATTGGCAGAAAAAGGAACAGGGTCAGAAAATCCGATAGCTTCTCTCAAAACTACTGGAATCTTTTCACCGTCAACCTCGATGTACTTAATGTTTCCATTTTCGTCACGGTCGTAGATTGTGACTTTCTCACCCTGTTTGGAATACTTCATTTTTTGCTTATTTGCTTCAAGCATCTTTCTTCACCTGTTTGTAAATCTGATTTACTCCTGTGCTTGCCAAACCGGAAACAATGCCGACAGCAATAGCATTTAGTACGTCATTTGCCGGGAAATCCGGAATAACATACATTCCTACTACTCCGAGAATGCCACCTACAATGCCGACAACAACCGGAATGTAATTATCCTTAATAACCGGAATAAACTTCGCTCCAATACCGGCAAGATAGCAGATAACTACGATTGCAACGCAAGTTCCTACTTGTGAAAAATCCATTATTCTTTACCTCCATTCTTCAATCTGATTTCTTTGATTTCCTCGTACATTTTGGTAGCCATTCCATTTCCGCCTAACGCATGATACGCATTGTACATCTCTACAAAATTCTCATACGCATAACTAGGAATTTCTCCCAACTTCATGTACTTATCGTGATACTCAATAAGTTGAACACGCAAAAGAAGCATTGTTCCCTTACTGTTTGCATCCCTGTCATTCTTTTGTTGTTTAAGGAGCCAGACAATATATCCTAATAAAATAGGCAATACAATAGTGTATGTCTGTAATAAAAAATCTTTCATTTCATATCTCCTGTTACTTATTGTTGGCACACCGCCCACCACCCTTAAAGTGTGCCGCCTGCAACCTTATTACTGAAATCAGTAACATGGTCACGCACAATCTTCTAAACCACTCGATTTCGATAGGGTTATTTTACGCATGGTAAATAGGTTATAGTGTTTTAAAAACATTTAACGTGCCAGCATATCCCAAAGTAGTTTAAAATCTCTTCCTTACTATTCCAAACCCTAGATATTCCATTTTCTGAATAACTAGAACTATAATCGGCACCTAATTTGTTTCTGTCATAAAGAGCAAGTTCAACAATCGCATCTTCTTTTTCTTTCAAATATTCTTCTTTTTTACTATCTGAAATTCCAGAAATGTTAATTATTAGGTTTTGATTTTGCTCTAATAATAGTTCTAACAAAGGGTTTTCTTCCGGCTTTTCAAAAACAACTTTGAAGCTTTCAGAATCAATATGGAATTGTTTTAAGCGGATTTTTACTTTCTCCAAAGTCGTATATTCTGCCATGTGTTACCTCTTAAAGTTCAAACTTTTCAATCAGAATCTTTTTCAACTCACCGCCAGTAGTTTCATCCGCATCAACAATCCCATGCTCTTTCGCAAGAGATTGTAGTTCTGCGGTACTCATGCGGTTAATCTCGCTTTTGGTATATTGCTTAAAATCAGAAGATCCCGAAGTCTTTCTCTCCGGGATCTCTTCTCCTGCCTTATACCATTTGCCGTTGAATTTGACTGTGTACTGTGCCTTCATAAGCACACCTCCTACGCTACCTTCATAACAACAACGCTGTCCATACCCTCAAAGGTAGGAAGTCCGATCATGGACACTACGCAGTGAGTATTGATAGGATGGTTGGTAGCATAAGTATAAACGGAAATACCAGTTTCTACGATGGACAAATTGCCATCGGTGATGCTTCCGCTTCTTTCCTCGGGGGTTTTCCCAAATACATAATCACCAAGGTATACGCCAGCGCATTGAGCGGATACAACACCAGTAGGTACAAAGTACTTGGTCTGACCGTCTGCAGGATCAATGTACAACTTGTCATACACCTCGATCTCAATTCCGTATCCACGCAGATATTCAGTAACCTGAGACTGCTGTAAACGGATTCCACCATTGTAAGCAGTGATTCCGAGAACCTGCTTCTTGGTGTCCTCTGCTTTCAGAACCATTTCCCACGTCTCGGTGTTCATGGTAAATCTTGTCAGGGAATAACCAGTCTTCTTTGCGAAGTTTCTTCTGGTTTCAATCATATCATCCAGCGGTGTTGCGGTTGCCGGAACGTTCCACTTATCACTCTCTCCGGAAATTTCTACGAAATGGTCTTTCTTATGTTCAACTCCTGCATCGGAAGTGTAATCAACATAAAAACTCTTACCACCGATAGTGACTTGTACACGGGGAATGCCGTCTGCCGGTGCAAGCAACTGCCAGATTTGTCTCTCCGGAACAACTCTTGCTCCTTCAATTAGCATCATGGGCTTTTTACTGATTTCACGGAGAACATCATTTGCAAGGGAAGCATTCTCTGCATTCTGGTAATTTGCGTATTCTTGTTCTTCCTTTTCAGTTACCATGTAGGATTCACGGTAAAAAGGCATTTCGTTTTGAATGTCGGAGAATCCTCCAACATCTCTTAACTCTGCCTGTGCATCAAAATTAGATGCTTTCAGAGAAACAGGAAGACCGCTCTTTCCCTTAATAAATCTAAGGTCGAGACTATCCTGCTTTCTTGTGCCAAACTTTTGTCTGCCAAGGTAAGGCGCAGAACCTAAAGTTTTTTCATAGTTATTCCACATTACACCGAGACTTCTCGCTGTAAATGCTTCGCTTAATGGTAATGCCATAGTTAATACCTCCTTGAATTGTTGTTAATTACACTGCGGAAATTTGTGGTGCACCGTAAAAAGTGACTCTCGGTGTAGCTTTTCTAGCTTCATCAGAGATTGTCAAACTCTTTACTTTTTCCCAATCAATAGTTCCCTGGTATACATAGGTTCCGGGCGCATCTCCCATAGTCACATCCACATCTTCAAGCAGATAACCTACGCACTTTGCATCATTAGACGGATATGGTGTACCTGCAGGCACAACTTTTCTTCCGTCAGTTCCCGCGCTCACACCGCTCTGTTCTACGATGCACGCTGCTCCCTCATAAGGGAAAAACTTCAAAATACCTTTACTTTGTGTAAAGTCTCTGGTAATAGGCTTACCCATAATTTTTTACCTCCTATAAAACATAATGGTTTTTTGCTTCTTCGCTTGCAGATGCATTTCCGAATGTAATTTTTTCCGCATTCTCAACATCCGCAGTTTTACTTTCAGAACCGCCAGCACTTCCACCGCCAGGATTAGTAGATCCGTTTGCAATCTCTTGTTCCTTAGCCTGTGCCGCAGCGGTTTCTTTATCAGAGATAATTTTTCCGAGAACCTCAAAATCAAAACTGCCATCATCTTTAACAACCTGTGCTGCCTGTTCAGCGGTGATTTTGAACTTATCGGCTGCACTTGTACGCTGGGTTGCTAAAGTCTGTGCTTTTTCCAACTCTTCGATACGTTTATTTGCTTCCTCTAACTGCTTTGCTGCCTTTTCTTGTTCGGAAAGATTTTGGTCTTTCATGGCATTAAATTCTTTTTCAATGCCCTGTAACCGTTCCATTTCAGCATTGTTTTTGGTTGCCTTTGCATTAGCTGTCTGAACATCTTTGCCGTTTTCGGCAATAACCTTTTCAATCTGTTCCTCAGTTAATCCCATTGCAGCTAAATCTTCTCTCTTCATAAATTACCTCCGTTATGTCCTACGTTTTTTTACGGTGCAACGACACCGAGTGACATTGCCGATTTGTACGCTCACGGCTTTGCGAATTTTTATAAAATAAAAACAGCTACCTATTTCTAGGAAACTGTCTTATTTTGCATTTGTTTTACAATTTCCTGTGCTTTCGCTAACTGCTCTTCCATATTGATAATGTCAGCAGTTTTCCAAAGAGCATCAAGGTAAGGTTTTGAAAGGTTGAAAGTCTTTTCGCAATCTCCCCAAAGTCCAACCGTTTTAATTGCAATAAGAGGATGAATACCGCACTGCAAAAGCTGCAGCAATGTCTGTGACTTGGTATACATATTATCTTGTGGACTGTGGTTGATCTGCACATCAAAATCTCTAAGAGTGATTTTCAGATTCTCTTTCTTAATGCGGATAACATTCAGCGCAACCTTGGCCAGTCTCTTCTCTGCTGTCTTAACAACCGGATCTTTAAGCCTTGCTCTTGATTTTGAGAAATCCCATCCGTTCCTCAGCTCGACCGCACCCTGCGTATCACCGCCAGTGTTTCCTTGTTTGTTTGGTATTCCCAAAATTGAAAGTGCGCTGTCTGTTAAATCGTCTTTGGATACCTGTGTCTGCGTTTGGTCAAGTTCTTGCGACATTACATCAACATCAGACTTGTTATCCTTGTTAATGGACTTTACAACCAATGCATGGTTCATTTTCATTTTTTTGAACTGTTCTTCATCAACTTCACAGTTTACAAATTTGTACCATGCCTGTATAAACTGCTCTATGCCGTCCATTCTATTAGACTGCGTATTATTTATTGCATCCAGCAGGTCTATAACAAGTTCAATATCAGATAAGCGTTCATGGTTGTTTGGAAATTCCACAATAGGAATGCCACCAAAACCATGTAACTTCCATGAATCAGCAATAACGGAACTTTTTTTTATTTTGCATTCATGCGTTTCTGTATAGCAAAGTTTATACCATTCTCCGTTTTCATCCTTTAATTCTTGGACTGCTAAAATCGGTTCTTCGGAACTACGGTTGTAAATGACAAATGTATTTAGTGGATTAGGTGCAACTACACGGATAGGCACATCTCCATTCACAATCTGAATAGCTTTGAATGATGTTCCGGTTGCCGACTGCCACTCACCAGCTTTTATGTCTTTCTCATGCTTATTTGCATCTGCTAAGTAATCATTCAGTTCATCTACTGCCTTATTTACAGCTTTATCATCTTTTCTGCTGACAAACTGAATAGGCTCTCCGTAAGTCTGACCGACCTTGAACTGTACCCACTCATAAGCATGATTCTCAACGATTTTGTTTGTTATATCCTCATTTGACAGCTTTGTTCTGTACAGTACCGGCTGATCTCCTTTGTAGTACTCCCACAAGTACTTGATAACTGACTTATTGTAATTAAAAACACCGATGCAATCACCAATAACCTTTACAATGTTGTCTTCGGTTATCTGCTCCACATCCGTATATGCAATTTTTCTACCGTGACAACCTTTTACAAGGTCTTGAAATTTCATAGTGTTCATATTTTCACCTACATAAATGTCATTCCGCTGCTCTGATCTCTTTTGGGAAGTTTCTTGATCTCACGTTCTCCGGTCTCCGTATGATAAACAACCATCTTATCGCAATTCCGGCACTTATATGTCTTGTCGATATGTGATTTTGCACTACATTCACCGACCAACCGTCCGCATCCAGGACAGTACACTCTAATTTTTTTGTTAAAAATCATAAATACCTCTTTTCTGCGCACAAAAATACCGCCCTTTCTGATAAGAGCGGTACTTCTGTAGTCTTCACATGATCTGAGGATGAAATGAAAAATATCTTGGAATCTTTCTGCATCTTAATAGTATCACGGAAAAATCGGACATATCGGACAAGTTTGTTCAGATTAAATATAATAATCCAACCAAATAATGTAAAACTTGGTCTTGTGCATACGTAATTTTATTCCATCTCGCTTTTAATGGATCAATAATCAAATGTGTTGCAAAAACTATCGGCAACTGCCATGTCCATCCAAAAACAATTAGAAAAGGAAGGCAGTATAATGCACAGTGCACAAATAAATGATACCAATTTTTCCCTTTCGTTGATGCAATAAAGTCACATTGTAATACATAATCTCCCACTAAATGGCACAGCACAATTAACACTATTTCTTTAATAATTTGCATTGTTTATACTTCCGTATTGTTTTAATTTGCCATGTAACGATCGAATGCTTTTCTTACGCTATCCTCTGTGTTTCCACCACCGATTCTATCAGCAACCTTGTTCCATGATAATTTTTCAATAAAACGTAAATTGATGATCCGTCTTATACGGCTGTCCTGAACGCTTGCAATAAATTCTTCGACTTCATTATTTTTTTGCAGTAAATCGTCCTCTAAAAGCTGTAAAGTAGCCTTCCTGGAATAAAGCAGTGTCCGTTTTCTGCTGTACTCCGGATAAGGGAATCCTTCAATACGAAAATGTTCAGTGCCGCCGCATCCACCTGATACGCTGTCAACAACATTCCCATCCGATTCAATTTTTCTGATATCCGATTCAAGTTTTTTAATCTTCTGCTGTACTTCTTTGATTTCTTCCTGTAAATCTATGTATTGAGACAAAACATCTTTATTCACCATAATCAATACCTCCGTCCGAAAGAGAATGGGTTTTGAATTGCTTCTACTTTTGCTACCCTGTTTCCGTTTGTAATTCGCAATGCAAAGTTTGAAAATACATCAGGTACATCATCTAACTGTTTTTTTCCTGAAACAGAATACCTTTTCAGTAACGACATCATTACTCCGTATGGCTCATTCGGTTTGTAACGTGACGGATCCTTGAAAATAACGTGTTGCAATATCCAGTTAGAACACTGGAAAATTCTTGCTTCTTTGTTTGTCTCAGTCGGTGTGTCTGTGATGTTGCATATCCATCCTTTACTCTCTACACGCTTATTTACTTCCATTGCCACACGGTCACCACCGGCATTACGTTCAAATTCGCACTCTTGCACTTTATTATTAACAAGTACATTTGCCGCATTTTCATACTGCATTTCATAATCTGCTGTATTGTCGCACACGCAATCAACGCAGTAATAATCTTCTCCGTACTTTTGTAATACCGGAAGAACAAAAAAGTCTGTTCCTTTTCCCTTGGTATCGCATTGCCCAGTAACGATTTCCGGCTCGCCATGAGGAAGATTAAGATAACGTCTGATTTTTTCTTCCGGGAATAACAATCCCTCACGTTCAATAGGCTCTTGCTTATAAAGACACCTATAAGAGATTTCATCCATGAGCAATTGTTGATCTTCAAAAAAAGCAACCGTAAATCCGGAAAATTCGTAGTCAAAATTGCTTAATCCTGTTTTGGGGTCAATATCCGGCACTGCAATTACTTTTACTCTCGGATTCCCTTCATACATATTTTGGATCCGACCGATTACATCATTTACGCTCCACCTGGTTGCAATATGGATCTCTTTGCAATTCTTTCCGTCAGTATCTTGTGTCTTTCTTTGCCTTGCATCTACCGCATACTTGTCCCACAGTTTATCCAAAATTATAGGATTCATAGCTTCTTCGATGCCACCGATCATGTCATCTACGAACAAAAACTTAGATGCACGTACTTTACCAGCATTTTTACTTCCTACGGATGTGCACTGAACTGATGGAAATGGTTTATATTTTCCGATGTTAAACTGTTCCATTTTTGCGTTAGTACTGGTAACAGAAAGATTTGGGAAGATTTCATTCCAAGTGTACTCGTCAGAATTTGTGCAAATATCGTACACACCGTCATAGTACATACGTGTAATATCTCCACTGTGGGAGTAAAAAAGGTTGAAATCTCTCGGAAACCATCCTGCTACCAATGCATTCAGCATTTTTTCAACCGTAGTTTTTCCGGCACCAGGGATAAGTGACACGCAGAGAATGTCGTATTTATCATCAATCATTCCTTGAATGGCATTCATTAGACCGATTTTAAGAAATTGCTTTCTACGTGGCATGTAGAACCGCTCTCTAGGTTCTCTTTTCTTTTCCAAGTATCGGTATGCACTGTCCACAACCTTATTTTGTGCTTCTAGTAAAAGAACATCGTATAATTTATCTGTCAGAGAATAGTGCGTCTTGTTTGCAAAGGAATACTTTTCCAAATCCCATATGGTTCCTCCGGTTCTTTCCATACAGAAACGCTCTACAATGCCTTTAGAACGGTTTGTTATCTGTAAGCCATAAGTTATATCCTTTTCACCGTTAATTGCCACTCTACAGGCTTCTATGTACGCATCAATGACCTGTTCATCAATCCCATGTTGCTCTATGTACTTGTCGTAACTGTTTACTGCCGATATAAGGCTCTGACTTGCCAAAAGAAAAAGCACCTCCGCTTGTGGCAGAAGTGCCTTATAGGATTCTGCCTATAATTTTTCTAGGTTAGCGACTAACTCCGTTTGTTAGCCGGTGATTTATTAACAATTTATCTTAATTCCCTCTGTAAGAATTGATGTGCCGTCTTCTGAAATCATCAGTTTTCCGTATTCATCAACCTTGTGCCATGTGGCTTCTGCAACTATCGTCGGTTCACATCCTACATGACCACTAAACCGTAAATCAATGTCTGTACAGAGGACTTTCTTACCGTCAATCCATACTTCTGCCATGTTTCCATCAGAGATAATTTTAATTTTCTCTTTCATTACTCCACCAACTTTCTGCCGCACATAGGGCAAAACTCAATATTGAAATATCCCATAGCCGCTGTATGTGCAAAAATAACAATGGCGGGTTTATCGTATCCAGTATTTTTCAGAATCATTGCATATGTCAAATTTGTTTCATTCGCACATTTATGAATTTTTATGTCATCTCCGAAAATTGTATTTTCGTCGTACCAGTTTTCACAAAATTTACACATGCTTATTTTTCAACTTTTCTATTAACCGTTCACATTTATCAAGATTTTCGCAAGTAATGTTGTTTAAGCATCTTTCGGTTTTGTCAGATACTGTTGTTATATTCACTTGTATCAGTTTCGGTTCAAAATCTTTACAATACTGACAACAATCTTGAAGAATAAAGTGAAATCCATTCATGAAAAATTCCTCCGTAACCCATGCAGACGGAATCGAACCGCAGACACACATCCTATGCGGATGCCGCTCTTCCACTGAAGCTATGCATGGAAATTGCACCGTAAAACCTTTTATGGCTTGCGCTTGCCATAACCAAATGTGCACCGCCTACTTGTCACTGACTATCCACAATCTCACAGTCTTGTCTGTTCTCTATTTCATAGGCTTGGTTTTCGCTAAACGTATGTGGCTTACGTTTTAGCCAGGGAATAGTTGCCGTGGGAGTTGAACCCACCCGGCCCAAACAAGGTACGACTACTTTTGAATCTGCAAATTCTACTCGCAGAAGTGTTTTTCGTTGACCGATAATGAGCAACTACTATCCATACATCTCCCATCGACCTGAACTATTGCAGTAGTGCCAGACTAAGTGGAGATAAGGATAAACACGCCCGGAAAGCATCGAACTTTCGTTAGAGGTTTTGGAGACCACATTCTGACCAACAGACAGACGTATATAAAGTTTTCACGATTTTTTGAAACTTGAAACGGTCAAACTTTTTCATTGCTTTCCAAAACAAGAGGAATTGTCGCCACCTCAACAAAGCTACTTTCTAGAATTTTCGCTTCTCAATAGCAACCACTGGTCGCATCCTTCAGCAACGCACGCCATGTTAGGGATTTGAACCCCAGAGACTTTTACATCCTGACTGTTTTCAAGACAGCACCCTCGACCAACCGGACACATGGCAAATATAACATGGTTAATTGCTAAAACAGGTATCTCAACTCACAATTATGCATATCCCCCTGCGAACAATGATATGCGTTCCCACTCGTATAAACGCAGATACAAGGACTTGAACCTTGACAGCATTTCTGCTGGATAGCTTAGCAAGCTACTGTGATACCATTACACCATATCTGCAAGGGGAGGTTTTTTACTTGGTTTTCCTCTGCCCAAGGATCTTTTAGTCAGCCGCAAGCGGCTCTATCAAGTTCCCATGAGATAAACATTAACCGGTGTATTTATCCCCTATGCTTCTGTAATAAGCATACTCGGAGTGTACTTGCAACAACACCTATTGTGACGAAGGGACTCGAACCCATACCCCACAGCTTAGAAGACTGTTGCTCTCTCCATTTGCGCTACGTCACAATGTGCAATTCCTCAAGCTGTCTGCCGACATTTAAGGTTCGGACACCAAACAACACTTACGGCATTTTTTTAATTCAAGTGGGATTCTACCACCAACACTCTATCCGGTAGCGAACCGGAAACATATGTGGGTAAGGATTTGCACCTCACATAGCTTGTATTCCTGTGAACGTCTGCCAGCGTATTACCGCCCGACCATTATCAAGCCTTACACATTAACAATACCTATTCTGTCACCACATACACCCATCTTATGTCTGCAAGGGTAGTGCAGGATTTTTATGTCTTTACTGACAACCCACGGATTAAAACCTACAACGGTATTCCGCAAAAACCGGGCTATCATAAACCGGTTAAACCCTCACGAGCCTTGCGACGGCTCTTAACAGCATTCCGCTATGAGGTGAAAGGAGTATTCCATGTAGATGGAATATTCGCAGATGGCAAAGACCGAAAGAAGAAAACATCTGCGAAACAGGACTACCAGGATTCGGACCTGGGAATGCAGCAGTCAAAGTGCTGTGCCTTACCGCTTGGCGATAGTCCTAAACTCCGGGAGAGAGACCATCTGCTCCCGGATTATTATCGTGAAACACCCTATATTGCTTTATATAAAAAATTTTTACGCCTGTGCACGGTACTTTGCAAAACTTGGTGTTGTCGAACGCATATTTCCATTTTTCGTTTCCCACACACAGGCTACATACACTCTTGATGCCTTGATTTCTCTGCCACATATCCAATGCCAACACAACACCGGATATTCGGCAATAACAATGGCTTTATGAATTTAACCCATTCAACATTGTGATATGGGATAATTCGCATAATCTCCGGTAACCACATAGGCTATACCCACATAAAAGTTATTCCAAACGCAAGGAACATTGCAAGTGCGAAGAACGTTACTCCTTCTGATGCTGTTTTTTGTTTAGGAGCATACCAAGCACCGGATATTGCTAAAACTGTCAATACCAACGTTGTCATTATTTTTAAAATCATGTATCCAAGCATTTTTTCTTTGTCCTTCCTTCAATTTCATCAATCATTGCCATTACCAGTGCTTTAGCAAACTGGCTATTGTTGTGCATTTTAATCAGCAGATTGCCTTGCCGGATAAGATACGACCAGTCATCATCCTTTTTCGGATTAGCGCACTCTTTATGGATTTTCCAAACTTCTGTGTAAATCTCTTTAATCTCCGGCGGCAATTCACATTTCTCCTTAACTGGCAAATCTTCTTTAGGCTCTTTATCAAGTCTGCTCTTTTGGTGCTTCATCTGACAGCTAACCATTTCCGTAACGTTCTCACGGTCTCTCTTAATCCCATGACCTTGCAGAAACAATTCGCATTGCAGGACTTCACCGCATTTTGAACATTCGTCTTTAATCTCTTTTCCGTAGATTTGCATACGCTATAACCTCAATCCTTAGTTCCACATATCCCCAGGAGGATCAATAGCAAATACATCCACCAAGGAGCCTGCAATGTATATAAAATCCAAAATAGCATAACGAGTAAAAAAATCATGCGTTTCCTCCTGTTAATCGTATTTTCCATCTGTGATTTCTACCGGGCAGCTATTTACATTCAGTATTGCTACCACTGTGCCCGTATTGAGACTTACTCTCCCAATAACCGGATTTTTTAAGTAGCTGACAGCTTTTACATACACATAGGTGTTAGTGGTCTTACTGCCAACTACACGATATCCATATCTTTTAAAATATCTTCTAGCCTTTGTAATAGCCTTATCTTTTTGAATGAATGGTATCACGGCTATTCTCCTTAATTGGTCTTTTTTATTTTTGAGGAAATTTGAGGGACTAAGTAGGGGCTGTTCGTTGATCCTGTCAGACCCCCTCCCCTGTCTGTTTTAACTATGCGTTAAACTAATCTTTCACGCAGTCTTTATTGACACGTCCTTAACTATCCCATATTTCCGTGTGTTTCCGCTGTTGTTGCTATTCATTCGCATTTGTGTTGTTTCTGTCATACGCTCCGGAATCGGTCAACATTGATTTATTTTGTCCAAAATCTGTGTCTAATCGTGGGAGCTGATCGGCTGTCCTGGTTATTTTGTGTACAATCTCTTGCTGTGTGGTCTGTTTCCTCCCGTGGTCGTTGTTTAATCGTTCCGTTGCTCCTAGCGCATTCCGCAGATTAAAAGCGACAAGTTGATCGCAATCCGCATCATCTAACCAATTTACAAAAGCTTTTCTGACCTCGTCCATGCTCGATGTACTTGATTTTGTCCTCCATGCACTTAAAGCCTGTTTAGATATACCTGTTAATATCTTAAATGTATCAGCTGTAGCAGTCATATCATAAGCATTAGCTAACTCCCTAAGATATAAATAAACCTCATACAACAGATCTATGTTGTACGCATTGTAGTTAGTTAACATTTGATTAATACTATTATCCACTACGTTTTTTGGTATATCTTTTAATACATTGTTAGGTCTTATATAATTATTATATATATACTGCATGGCACCATTAAAAACCGGTTGCCGTTGTGATCTCATGTCATCGATGCCATAAGCTGCACAATAATCGTCAAAGTATTTACGGATATTTTTTTTAATCTCGTCAATGTTTGGAATCTCTCTGACGTCCTGCACCGCTCTGCACCTCCTAAAAATCCGCATAAAAAATCACTAGGCATCACTTAATAAACCCATGCTTTTTTGATCTCATCAACGTGTATCAGTAAAAACATAAATCTAAAAAAGTGACAAGCTAGTGACTTCTTGTCGTTTCCGGTCTGTCGGCTCCGGTGGTCTTGGTTGCAATCTAGGCGGCTGCATATCCAGAGGGGGATGGATTTGTACCGCTGTCACTCGCACCGTGTTAACGTCGGCTCCCTAACTGCTTTTATCATACCATAAGTGCTATTTATAAATCTACAACAACCTTTTACGCATTTGACGATTTGTTATTGTGGTATGTCTGCCGGTGATCTTGAGCAAATAAAAATCATGCGATTAAAAAATATCATCCGGTTAAATTTGATAAATGGGATTATTTGACAGACAGACAGGTGATTTTTGCAGATGGGTGTATGGTGGGAGCTGGTCAGCTCTAGTATTTATATATACTTGGTATATCATTGTCTTTCTGCACTTATTTATTTTTATTTTATTTAATCTCCTTTTATTTAATCTAATCTATACTAATCTGCGTCTACAAAATGTCTACAATTTGTCTACAAAATTTAGCGCGTTAAAATGTCGCAGTGAAAATAGATCAAGAAAAGCAGGCTGTTGCACCTGCTTAATTCCTGTTTATGCTATTGCTTTTCCCGTTCTTCTGATCCGTTCCGCTCTTGCTGTGATCCGGTCAATTAGTGCCCTGTCAGCGTATGCGGTTTTGCTGGTCAATAACTCTGCATCTGTCATACTGTCCAGTGCTTGGAGCGTTTCCGCTTGCACCGTTTCCAGTGCTTGTAGTTCTGCCCGGTTAAATTCTTTCAGCCGTTCGGATTCCGTTGTTTCCAGTTGCTCTCGGTAGTACCGGAAGAACTGCCGGACGTTTGAGCGGATCCGGGCGGCTTTCTTTGCTGTGATCTGCTCCGGTGTGCCTGTCATGCTTTCTGCTCCTTTTCTCTTTGTATTCGTTCCATACCTTGCTTATAAATTTCTTCCGCTTCTTTCCTCTTGCGTTCTACCCATTCAACATTGCTTTCGTCTGGCCGCTGTCCGGGTAAGCCTGCCCATTTCGGAGGATGTTTTATAACTGGTTTAACTTCTCCATGCTCTCTAGCGGCTCTTTCTGCCGCTGTTTTGGCTTGTAAAGCGTGTAGCCGTTCATTTGCCTGCATGAGTGCGATTTTCTCGTCTATGGGGCTTTTAGAGCCTGTCACGGGTGTTTCTTTCGGTTGCTCTGTTACTGTCTGCGGCTGTACTGGTTGCAATGCTGCAATCACGGCACCTATAACAAACTGGTTGACACTTACACAGTTCTTTTCTGCTTGCGCTTTGATCTGCGGTTCTAGGTCTTTCGGGAATCTAATCATTTGGTTAAATGTTTCCGCCATTTTAGCACCTCCTTTTCTTGTGATATCATTTATGTGATATCATTAGTTTTTTGTGATATCATTTGTGTGATATCATGACATCATTAGTGTGATATCACTTGTTTGATATCGTGATATCACTATAGCATTTTGTGCCTTATATGTCAATATGTTTTTGTGCCTTATTTTAATATTTTTTCGTCATGCTCCAGTTTTTCCGCAACAGCTAATTTTATAAAATCATTTACACTCTTATAACCTAATTTATTGATGCGGTCTTTTGTGCCAGTTGCAAAACGGCAATTCACCCGTTCAAATTTGTTGTCGTATTTGTAAATCGCTTTTCTTGTTGCATCTGTAGTTTTTCGCTCCATTGTTTGCACCTCCTTATATAAATGTATCTTTATTATATTTGTTTGTGCCTTATATGTCAATATTATTTTTTATCTACTATAATATAATCATGTTTTTTGTGCCTTATATATTTTGCACAACAAAAGAGCTTATTTTGTGCCTTATATTTGTATATTATTGCATCTTGCTTTTGTGCCTTATATCTGTTATAGTTATCTCAACAAATAAAAAAGCCGCCCGGCATCCTGCAAGACTTCCGAGCGGCACCCAAAAAGAAAGGCACCCAAATTATAACACGGGTGAAAAGGTAAAAGCAATATGTTGAAAACAAATTGTAAAAAGGCAATGGAGAACATAAAAAAGGAAATTATTGACGCTTACGAATCAGCGGAAGAATATTATACCTTTAACGGCAGGGAAGCGAAGAAAGAATACAACGATATTTGTAAAGATATCATGAACGCATTTTACATTGAAAAAGTAAAATATGATTGCAGGAGAATGAGCCGCCAAGAATTATTTATTGACTGGATGTCAGGACTTCCAACCGCTTTCCCTGTATCTGATGAAATTTATTTGCGTTCTGCATCCGACTGGGTGGGAAAAATCTTGGAGCAGGCAGAAGAAGAAAAAGCAAAATACACCGAGGAAGAATCCGAAAAATTAGCTTGCTATTTGCTTTTCAGGGAACTTGAAAAACACGCAAGCAAGGCAAAATAAGAGGTTAACAGTATGAAAATTATAACCGCTTTAGTTTCCGGCATTGCTGCCGGGTACATCATCAGATATTACAGAGAGTTAAGCAAGTAAGATAGGCTTACAACCGGGATCGAGTCCCGGTCTTGCTTTTACCCGGAAACGGGAAAATTTGAAAAATGCGGAGGATCGAGAAAATGAAAATTATAGAAAAATCGAAAATGCCTGACGGTACATTAATACAGCTAGAGGATTGGCACGATAAAAACACAAAAGATTATATGGATTTATATGGCTATGAGATAGGTGCATATCCAGTTGCTAAAAATTCCGGTTGTTGTGGATGGGTAAAATCCGGGAAAAAATTTAGGATATCAATTAGTTATAATAAATATGCAAATTATACTGATGAAATGGTGTTGAGTGATTTTGAATCGTTAAAAAATGGAGAAAAAACATTATCAGATTTAAAAGATCATTTTTTTAATAACTTTAAAGATCAATTTTATTTAGGAATCATAGATTTTGAACCTTGACAGCCGCCGCAGAGGATGCCCGCCGGATCACTACCGGCGGCGGTTTTATGGGTAGAATTTACCCAAAAAATGAAAAAGGAGGTTGCCAGGATGAAAGAAAAGAACCTTGATAGACTTTACAAGCTGTTGGAACGTGCGGAGCGAGAGCAAGACACGGAGACAACTGCCGCCCTGCGGTGGGCAATTTTTGAACTTGAAAACAGATAAAAGACGGCTTACAACCGTCTTTTTGTCGTGTCCTGTGTGATCTGCTGCCGTTTGGCGGTCTACTTGTGTTACTATTCCAACGGATCCGGTCAGATCCTTCTTCCGGATATATTGACGGCTTGCGCTGTCTTGGTGTACAATCAAATATTGCAAGGGGGATTTTGTCAAAATGCGAAAAGTGGGAATCGGTCATGTATACGACATTATGGAGAGCGTAGCGGATGCCGGGAAACGGCTGGAAACCGTTTTAAATGTAGAATCTGCCAGGGGATGTCTGTCTCCGGAATCTGCGGAGCTGTTGCGGTCTGCGTATGGTTCCATGCTTTCGGCAGTCGGAGACCTTGCGAAAGCTGCGACACGGTGAACGGGTGACAGGTCCAGGACTTGCACCGCAAAAGTGAACAAGTGTTCCGCACCTTGAATCGGTCTGAAAAAAATCAGCGAAAAATCTCTGAAAACGGATTTTTCAGCTTGAAAAGTGCTACCCCGGGGGGTATTTTGAAAAAGGCATTATATTTTGACGAAAAAATTTTCTTTCAAAAACCTCTGAAAACGAGATTTTCGGTTGAAAATGCAGACCTACGGGGGTATCAAAAGAAACACATTAAAATTTTTTACGAAAAAAGTCTCAAAAAATGAGATTTTTAATAAACCTATAGGGGGAAATATTATGAATTGCTACAAGTGTGGTAAAGAAATGAGAGTTGTTCCGGAACAGGTGGCTACGGATGAGAAAGGTCTTCCTGTGTATCACAGAATAGGTTATTGTGATTCTTGCATGTCTAAATTTGATATTGACATTTTGGAACAGCAAAAAAATCAGACAGTTCAGAACAATCAAAAGCCGCCTAAGAAAAAGCAGAGCACATTAAGTACGTTGGCGGCTGTGTTTTCTATTTTGACATTTACTATTCCGGTTGCTGTTATTCTTGCAATAATCGACATTGCTACTGGTGATAAAAAGAATAAATTGCATACTGGTTCGTGGTTTGCCATTATATGGTGTGTTCTTGCAATCATAGTTTACAACATAGGTAACAAACCTGGTGACGATGTTTCTATACCTATTGCAGAAGTAAAAGTTTCTGTAGAATCTACAGAGGAACAGACACCGGAGCCTATCATAAATAAGTCAGATACTGTCATTTATCCCGGTTACACATTTGATGCAGACGGTTTACAAGTCACAATAAATGACTTTGACCTTAACTTCACCGATTATGAGGATGAATACGGTTGGAACACTCCGGCAGACGGAATGAAATACATAATGATTGATGTTTCCTATCAGAATAATAGCAAAGATGATAAGTATGTAAGTATCTATGATTTCCAGTGCTACGCAGACAATACAGATTGTGAACAAAATTACAGTGTTGTGGAAAACTCTTCGTTAAATGCGAATATTTCAAGTGGAAGAAATACCTCTTACAAAATTGCATTTGTAGTTCCACAAGGTGCACAGAGTATTGAACTGGAATATGAAACAAGTATATGGACCGGTCATAAAGAGGTCATAAAATTACAATAGAATATAGGATTTTAAGGGCATCCGCAAGGGTGCTCTTTTTTGTTGCGAACCTACGTTCTTCATGATATAATATGTGTCAGTTAGGAAGTCTTGCACCACGTCCGGCGAGTGAAAGCTGATTAGACAGCCTAGATTGTAACCAAGACCCGGAATAAAGACAGACCAAAAAAAGATTGGAAGCTCGCTACTCCAACAGTAACAGGGGTAGTGGGCTTATTTTTATGCTCTTCTGCCCCATGACAATGTATTTGTTGGAGGTAGAAAATGTTAGTTGAAATCAAAACAGTAAACAAAGAAGAAGTAACCGTTGTAACAAGCCTTGATGTGGCTGAAACGTTTGGAAAAGAGCATAAACGTGTCATGCAGGACATAAGAGAACTTGATTGTAGTGAAGAATTTAGAGAGCACAATTTCGTGCCTATCTCTTATACAGATAGTATTAACAGGAAAAAACCTATGTTTGTTATGACAAGAGACGGCTTTACTCTTCTTGCTATGGGATACACTGGTGAAAAAGCAATGCAGTTCAAGGAAGCCTATATTAAGCAATTCAAAGCAATGGAAAAAGCCCTTATTGGGAAAATACGAGAACGTGAAAAGGGAATCGGTGTCCGCAGGGTACTTACGGATAGTTTGCAGAGGACTTCCGAAAATGAACGGATGCACGGTCATGCATACTCTACCTACACCGATTTGATTTATAAATCAGTATTCGGAAAAACCGCAAAGCAATTACGGCTTGACCTTAATATTGGCAACAAAGAAAACATCCGGGATTATCTGACTGAGGAAGAACTACTGTTAGTTCAGAATGCAGAAATGCTTGTAAGTTCACTGGTTGGATACGGTTGGGGATACGGAGAAATTAAGGAATTTTTGGAAAATAAGTCGGTGAATAAACTGGTCGGATGATAGACACCCTAGATTCAATCTAGTGCATTTTTATTTTTTGGAAAAATGCTTGACTTGTATCTCGAAACATTATATAATGTATCTCGAAACAAGGAGGTGATAACCATAGCACCTAAAAGCAGAGCCGATTACTTCAAAGAGCGAAGAAAGAAAACAAAAAATTTTAGTGTTGAAATCGAAAAGGAAAAGTTTGAGAAGTTAGAGGAAAAACTTTCCCAAAAAGGATTGACTAAAACGAAATGGTTTAACGAAAAAGTTGATGAAGAAATAGGAAACTAAAAAAGAAGGAGCAGCCATACCAGCAAAGTAACCGGCTGCTCCTTTACCCCAAAAGGATTATGTAAATTATAGCACTGCATCTTCCTTTTGGCAAATTATTTTTTGATTAAATGGAGGAGCTGAAAATGAGAGAAGAACTTATCAAAAAAATTATCTGTAACCTTGAAAATACCAGCATTCATTTCCTCAAATGCATATTGGCATATACAAATATACTTTGTGATAGATAAAAAGAAAGGAAAAATAATATGGAAAATATTGTAAACGTTGAAGGAACAGAGTTAGATGTCAGAGAATACAATGGTCAGATGGTTGTTACTTTTGACGATATCGACCTTGTTCATAAAAGACCACACGGTACTGCAAGAAATGCTTTTAAAAGAAATAAAAGGCATTTTATAGATGGTGTTGATTATTTTGTGTTGGAAAAGGAAAATTCTAATGTACACGAAACGTACATTAGAAATATTGATATTCCAAACAGAGGTATTACTGTATTTACCGAGAGTGGATACCTTATGCTTGTAAAGCCATTTAAGGATGATTTATCGTGGGATGTTCAGAGGAGGCTTGTAAATGCTTATTTTGCATTAAAAAATCAACAACCCACCGCCGCAATCGAGGAAAAGCCGACATTAGAGTTTGAAACAGACTGGTTCTGCATCAACCGTGGAAAAATCAACTACGTCTGCCGTTGCTACGATATTACATCAAAGGAATATATGCATCACTTACTTGAAGTTTTGGGAAGAACGTATAATTTTGATGAAGCGAAGAGGATTTACAGTGCAACGACCGGAAACTGGAAATGCAGAAATTCCGAAGTAATCACCTACTTCCCACAGCTTTCAGACCTTGCATCTAAAATTCTTCAAAAAGATTTAGCGGACTGTGCAACAGAAGAGACCCCATAACAAGGGGTCTTTTCTATGCCATTCTTTTATTCGACGAAATTCGTCGAAATAAATATTTAAGGGATTATTTTTCCCCTAAAACACATTTTACTGGTATTCTGATTTTGTTAAGCGACACGTTGTCGCTCAATTATTCTATTGTATGTTAAACATACGAATCAAATCTCAATGTGAATGTCTGTCACATTGCCATTCCAACAATACCTCTTATCAGTTCATCAGCCAGTGCAAACACTTCTCTTCCGTAGGTAGCCAAAAAGTCGGCAACAATCTCTTCTGTCTGAATATCCATAGTCAGATTGTAGGATAAACAGAACGCATGGCACAATTCATGGCACAGCACACGGTCAAAGAATGAGCCATTGATTCTGTTTGAAATATAAATGCACTGTGTATTTCGGTCTGTCATTCCAAACGTGTATGTATTATCAGAACGCATTAACATAGTGCTGTGTGGCTCTACAAGCCTTAAATTCCAAACGATTCCATTTATCGTGAACATCTTACCACCTCCAACATAAAAGGGGCTAAATAAGCCCCTTATGTGTGTTATCCAATTTTTGTTACCAGTGCAGACAGCTTGCTTTTAAGGACAGACTTCTCTTCCGGTGTGGCATCATTTATGATTTCGGACATATCCGTTGCCAGTTCCGTCATGTAGGTGTTCAGGTCACGCACTTTTGCTTCCTTGTCCGCAGGAGTGTTAGCTTTGTGCAGTTCCTTATTTTCCATGTAGGCTCTACGGCTCATGCCGCTTCTGCCCTCTCTTGAATCACGCATACCAGATAAAGAAGTTTCCGTGTAGTACATACGCCCCATGTCTCTGTCCATGTCACGGTGATACATTTCCGGTGTCATGTGATAATAAGGCGGTTCCTCATATCCTCTACGGTACGTTCCATGCCCTTTCGGTGCAAATCTTCCATCAGCATAGCGGTAATGGTCGTAGAAACGCTTGCCACCGTCACCATAACGTTCAAACATTTCCATGTTTTCGTCCGGGTCATATTCCTGCATGGTTTTTGTCAGTTCCCGGTAGTACATAGCTTCGGACAAGTCCTTAATCATATCAATGACGTTTCCCATTTCGCAAGTATCTACTTTGTCAATTCCTTTGTCAAACTGCGTTTTAGCGCATTCAGAAAGTTTTTCAATCATTTCATGCATTCTTTTAACATCCAATTTATTTACCTCCATATTCTGATATAACTTGTTCTATATCTTTTTTGTTTACCAATATTTCTTTTAATAAAATTTTATAATCGATCTTTTTATCTCTTGATATTAGTCTCAAATCTACTTCTTTCCCGTTGTAATACGTTTTGCAAAATCCACTTAAATTCATAGCAATTTCAAAAGGAAGTTCTAAGTTGCAAACCCTATGGTACATAATTTCATATTTCAAATTGTGGATTTCACATAACTCACTTAATGTTTTTCGCTCTCCATTGTAATCAATGTAAATGTTTCTTCTTGTATTGTTGCATTGCTCTTTTTGCGTAATCCAACGGCAATTTGATGGTTCATAGTTTCCGTTAAAATCTATTCTATCTATGGATAATCCATTTTTATAGCCATTCTTTACAGACCAGTTATAAAAATTTTGAAATCCATTTTCACCTTTCCATTCAGAACATACCTTAATGCCTCTGCCGCCATACCACATATATGCCGTTTCTTTTTCGTTTTCGCATCTTTTTCTCATAGAGCACCAAATTTTAAATAATTTAGTACCGCTCATTTTATGTGTAGTTAATTCTTCTATATGGTTCTTTCTGTTTTCTTCATTAAGGCATCCGCAACTCTTGGTGTATCCACCTTTGATTTTCGAGCTTTCAACAATTGTTTCTTTTCCACAAGAACACTTACATTTCCAATATGTCTTTTTGGTGTTCTCCTTATATACTCTTTCAACAACTGTCAGGCGGTTAAATATTTTTCCTGTCAAATCATCAAAATTATATGGTGTATTTCCTTTCTTAAAAGCCATTTCTCAATCTCCTTTATACGTATATACCATTTTACGTGTATTATATCAATTTTATAACTTTACGTCAATACGTATTTATGGTAAAATACACTTAAAAAGGAGGTTTTAAAATGTCAAAAATCAAATTCACAACAACAATGGAAAGCGAATTACTGAAAAAGATTAAAATTCAAGCAATCAAAGAACACCTTCCTGTATCAGCAATACTGGAAAGACTTATTAAAGAATACTTGTCAAGCCTGCCTAATAACGATTAAATTAGAGTTCTGAACCTCTACTGCCTGACTTGATGTATTCATTACCGAAACTGTTGAACAACAGCATCTTGGAACGTCAATATATGCTTGTGAACTAACATTCTGTAAATTCTCTGCTGCTGCCGGAGTTACAATCATTCTTGTGGACTGTAAAGGTTCTCCGTCTACTGCCAGTGCAAGGGAAATTTCCTCAACAGTTCCACCCGTGGGAATCTGAATGTTGCCGGAATAACTTACAAGGAATCTTGCACGACACTGATTAGTGATACCTCTTAACTTCACAATCCCGGATCCCTCTCTGTGAGTGATACAACCACTTCCATTCACGGCAGTTTCGGTAAAAGCAATGTCTGCTCCCGCTGCCACAGTCTGTAATGCTACTGCTGTATATTCAGCCATAAAAAGTACCTCTCTTTCAAAATAATAGGGGCAAACCATGCAGTCTGCCCCATGTTGTCAGTAATTCTGCATAGCAGACATAACCATAAGGTTAAGTTACTCGATATGCAGTTTTAGCATCCGCAACCAGTGTTGCAACCACACCCGTAATATACGTTAGGGTTGGGAACCTGATATGCAGGAATAGGTGCAGGTTTCACAGTGTTGATGATCTGCTGTGTCTGAGCCGCCATCTGAGTAGTGAGAAGTGCATTCTGCCGATCCTGTGAAGCTGCTCTGCGCAGATCGTTATTCTCTGCGGTCAGAGTTGCAATCTTGTCTTGGCATAAGTAGTCAAGGATTGCTCTCGTACCGGCATTTTGACTGTCGATAATGTCACGAGTGTTGTTGTTCATGGTGTTCTGCAATGCGCAAGTATTCGTTGCCATATTGTAGTTCACACCCTGGATAGCTTCACGGGTATCGCAGCAGCACTGTGCTAACTGTGCCTGTAAAGCATTAGCATTCTGCATTCCTGCTACGGTGTCTGCATTGATAGCCTGTTGGATGCCATAGCCGGTCTGTAAAATGTTGGTATTTACGCCATTAAATCCGGTAAGCATACCGTTGTTTACAGCGTAGAATCCGTCACACAGACCATTGTTGATTCCATCCAGTTTACCGATGATAGACTGGGTGTCGAACCCTCTTTGCAATGCAGAATCGGTGTAGTAACTGGAGTTAGAGCCATTACCGCCCCATCCATTACCGCCCCAACCGCCAAAAGCAAAGAAAAGGACGAAAATAATAATCCACCAGGCACCATCGTCACCCCATGCACCGTTGTTACCGTATCCGCCATTAGCCGGCATAACAGGCATGGTAAAGGGAGTATTGTTACTCTCAAACATAATTTTTACCTCCATATAAGATTTTTTATACTTAATCTTGCAAGAATTTAGTATCTACTTCATAGGAAACTGACGCTTGAATTTATCAAATTCGGAATCAAAATCCATACCTCGTTCCTTAGCAATATTTCTTCCTAACTGCTCTACTCCAGCAAAATCTCCTTTTTGAGCCATGCCCATTATATTTTTAGCCATAGGGTTTGACATGATCTGACTGTTTCCCATCATATTTTGGATAAACTGTCGTGGATTCCCCATTGTCTTAAGCATCTGCATAGGGTTCATCATATTCATTCTGCATCATCCTTTCTTTGCGATTGCGGAGTTTTTCTTTGCGATTGTGAAGATTTCAACTGCTCAATCTTCTGTTCCAGTTCATCAAACCGCTTCATAAATACCTCTGTAGCTTCGTCTGATAGGTCAAATTTCGTCTTTTCTGCGGTCTGCAGTGAATTGTTATCGTTATCTTCCAAAACAGGCTTATAGAGCCTTGTATAAATTTTCCCATCTGCTCCCCATGATTTAGCATAGATCTCTGACATATCCTGTTTAGGGAAAAATGCCGTATTGCCATCCATAGGAACCTCATTCGGTGCTATGCATTCCTGCGCTGGCACAATGCGACCGTACATCTGTACTGCGTTTTGCTGTGGCTGTTGCATAAACTGCTGTGGTTGGAATTGTTCCTGTTGTGGCATAAACTGTCCGTACATAGGTGTTCTATACTGCGGATTGAAATAGTTCGGATTCATAATCGGCTGTGGCATGGCTATTCTCCTTTTCTTCCATTGATTCTATCTGTTTCGCAATTTCCACTTCATCAAGTGTCTGATATGTCGGTTTGTTCAAAAGTCCCAACGGGCTGAAATTCATAAGCATTACCAAGTTCTCCTATAACTTCCTCTGCTGCATGGACTACGATTGATTGATATTTAAGCGGAACACTTCCCATCTGTTCTTTACTAAAAATACGTTCCAACGCTTCATCTGAAAATCTAAATTTTGCCATAAGGTCATTCCTCCTTATGCTTAAATTTTGGCATAAAAAAAGACGGTCTACCCGTCATGTATCCGTCACATTTCATTCACTATAAAATTATTGGAATCTTTGCAAAAAACTCCTTTCGTTTTAGGCTTGACTACTATTTTGACTACTATTCGACTACCCATTGCCCGGGAATGCCCATTTTATCAGCTTTTTCGAGTGGAAGCAAGGGGGCTCGAACCCCACTCTATTCCTCTTACTTTCCGCATATTTACTGGCTTTCTAGGTGTTTTTTGTTGATTACTTTTGACTACTTTTGCAAAAATAGTAGTCAAATCACCTTGCCTGTAAATCTGGGATACTACTCAAAATAGACGATTTCTTTTCAATGGTTTTCCTATTCCTATGATAGTGTATTTCTGAAGTCATAATATCTGTATGCCCCATCTGATCCATGACAAGTCTTTTGTCTACATTGTTATCCATAAGAATAGTTCCATATGTCTTTCTTACTTTGTGCGGTGGCTTTGGATAAATTTTCAATTTTCTGCAAAGCCTTTTTTGCCTTTGCCTAACCGCCTGTGCAGTAACCCTGATATCATTTTTGGTAAAAATGTAATCTCCAAATGGATTCATGTACTTTATTTTATCACAAATCCATACATAATCATTCGGTATAATTGCTGTTCTGATTCCTGCCTTAGTTTTAGGATACTCTTTTACTTCAACAACATTGTTTCCGTTTTCGTCTTTATACTTCGTCTCCGTTCTGCGAACGTTAAAAGTATTATCAAAAAAATCGGAATGTCTTAATGTTACAACTTCTCCGATACGCACACCAGTTAAAAACATAAGCAATATAGCAATATTAGAAGTGTCAAGGTGGTTGACAAGATATTTAATCATTACATCCGTTTCATATTCGTCGAATACCTCTTCATAGTCTTCCTTTATTACTTTTTTAAAATCACTATCAGATACGTCAAGATTCTCAAAAAGTTCTACAATATTAAAATCAATAAGTTTACGTTTTTTCGCCCGTTTAAGGAAGGTTCTTGTAATTCCTTTTAGACCGGAAAAAGATTTAGGTGTCAACTCTTTATCGGCAATTTCTTCCTCTAAAAAATCCCCCCATTCATCTTCTGATATTGATTTTATTCTTCGCTTACCTAACTCTCCATAGTGTCTTAGAAAATATCTCTCATCTCTATCGTATGTTGCTTTGCATATCTTTTTAAGATACAATCTTCGGTCTTCACATTCGTAAAACACTTCTGTAACTGTTGGATTTTGCTCTTTTTGGTAGTAAAACTTAATAACTTCTTCTTTGAGATCTTCCTCGCTTTTCTTTTTTACAAGTCTCCTTCCTTTTTCCTCATCCGGCAAATAAGTTCTCCAGTATCCGTCTTTGCCTTTGTTGATCGCGTATTGATGTTTCTTTAGATACTCTTCTTTCTTTTTCATTTCAATGCTTTTTTGCAAAGATTCCGTGTCAATCATACCATTGCTAACGGCATATTGCAATATTTCCATATTAGAAAGTTCCAAATCTATCACCTTCTAACCGCTTAAGCTTATTTTTTATAGACCTCACTCTTCTTTCTACAGTAGTTACAGAAATGGAATGTCTAAAGGATATTTCTTTTTGAGAAATTCCCCTAGACAAATCCCAAAACACTTTCTCTTCCTCTTCCGTAAAATTGGCGTTCCGGAAGATTTCATCAAGTTCTGGCTTAGTCAGTTTTGACAACTTCATAAGCCAGTCTCCTTTTTAAAATTTAGTCAATCTTTCATTCATGTGTTTTATTCTCTCGCAATACTTTATCCCTTTGTTGAGAATCTTGATCTCTTCATCAATATCTCCAACACAGGAATAGGATATTTCTCCGTCCTTTGCTACGATAACCTTATTGCGCAGATCGTATAAATCCTCTTTCTTTTTATACTAGTAATACATGATAATGTACTTTGTAAACTTGAACATCTTATTGAGTAATTCCAACGACCACCAGATAGCGGTAAGGATAATTGCAATAAGTCCCATAATAATCAAAATATTGAATAGAATATTTTTGAATATCTCCATTTCGTCTCCTTTACTAAATTTCAGTTTTATTGTGTAATATTACCCATATTTACCCAACAAAAAAACCACCTACCGATTATGGTTAGTGGTTATAATCTGCATTGTTAATAGTTATCAATGCTTTTTCAAGTTCCTTTGCTTCTTCATACCTTCTTTCATTGCAAAGCCGCTCAATTTTGGCTCTTACAACGATTCCGACTGTCTTAAATGCTTCTTCCGCTTCTTTTTCAGCAGACACTGAAAAAGGATGCCCGTAAGTCTCAATCGTCTGTGTAAATTCTCTATCCATGCATTCGCACCTCCCTGATATTGAGAATACTATACCACCAACCATATTCAGTTTTCAAGGTTCTCCGGCTCTATGCCGGTAAATATTCATCCAGCGCCTGCCGAATCACCCAGGAGATAGGTCTGTCCTGCTGCCGGCAGTAATCAATTAATCTCTCGTACTGCTCCGGATCCATGCTGATGTCTTTCCGGATGTTCTTCTTACCTTCTTTCTTGGGTCTTGGCATAGGCCTATCTCCTTTCTTTTACCTATTCTTCAGAGCAATAATCAGATCATTATATGTTGCCTGATTCATATACATGGTCATATGTACCTGATCTACAACCGTTTCTCCGCGTTTTTGCCAATCTTTGGTGATGTATCCATACCGCTTAATCCACTTTTTATTGATGCGCTTCTTTTTGTGTCTGCGCCGCTGGACCTGTTTGGTTGTAACTATAACGGTATATCCGCCCATCAGATCGTTCATTTTACTTAACATGCCTATCTCTCCTTTCGTTACACAATTTTTCCGATATTTCAGTTTAGTTCCTTAACCCAACGCTGCTTCTTTTCTCCGATGGGGTATTTCGGTTTTTCTGGGAACAAACTCATTTGTGTTGCGATAACCTCTCTCGGTCTGCTCGGCACATTCCAATCAGTTCCACCAACCCCATTAGCTTCGAGCACCCATCCTGATGCTTTAAGACTCGCCCCGGATTCTGACGAAAGAATGTATGTTATGATTCTGCGATACCCCATTTCTTTTGCTATTCTTGCGGCTCTTGAATAAAGAAAACTGCATACATCCTTTGTGCCATTTGTGCATAATCTTAATACCTCGAGCGTTTTACCATCGTCCAGGACTCTTGATACTGGTCTTCCAACTTGCACAACTCCAACTATTTCATTATCTTGCATTGCTGCTATTCGGAATTTGTCTCTGTGTGCTGCCTGATGATGCCTGTGATATTTGTTTATATAGGACTGTGCATCTTTCAATTCAATAGGTACTGCTACCAAATAATCACTTCCTCCACTAAATCCTAATTTAACTTATTAAAAACAACTCAAATAGAAACTCAAATTTTTAATAAAATTTTTCACTTTTTAACTCAACTTTTGAGTTATTGAGCGGGAACTCAATTTTTTTAGTTCCTGATTTCACTTCCTACGCTTGCGCCGCCACCACCAGCAAAGCAGTCAATGATAATGTTATTTTTCATGGCATCACCTCCGGCATAAAATCAGATAATCGCATTTGTGCCATTTCTGCATCTAATCTCTTTTTGGACAAATCATAATAATGTTTGTCCAGTTCAAAGCCAACATATGGATGGTTGGTTCTGTAGCAGGCTATCAAGCTGCTGGCACTGCCTACATGTGTGTCCAAGATAATGTCTCCGGGCTTTGCATAGCGGTTTAGGAGCCATTCATATAGTGCTACCGGCTTTTGTGTAGGGTGGATACGCTTTTCATTTAATGCCTTATTCCCCTGCTGAATAGTTCCTTCAGTAATGGACTTTCCCTGAAACATTCCGTTCCACATATAACTGAACAATCTTACAGAATCATGCATACTGCAGTAAGCGATCTCGCAGTCTGAAAAATCACTGTTACCATTGCACTTGTCCCATACAATTCTTCCTGGACTGAATGGATATTCAAAATAATTACATCCCCAAATTATCTGCTCTTTTGACACCCTAAACAATTCTTTGAAATAATCTTCATCCGGCACCTGCCAACATTCTGACTTTTCGTATATCCTCTGTACACCTATTGGAGATATCTTTTTACCATAGAATCCTCTTCGTTCAGGTCCTGAGAAATACGGTGGATCCACAATCGCAAGGTCAAAGTAACCATCCGGGAACTCTTTCATCCCATCCATGCAATCCATGTTGTAATATCCAAAATCCATTACGGCATCACCCCCGGAATATCCTCAAAACTAATCTGATTATCTCTTTCAAAGACAATCATCTCATTTTTGGCTCTCTGATAAAAGTTGCGGTCAATCTCAAATCCGAATGCACTTCTCCCGATCTCTGCGGCTGCTCTTAAGGTACTTCCGCTACCACAGCAAGGATCAATCACTACATCACCGGGATCTGTAAAAATCTCTATCAGTTTTTTCAGTACCGATACCGGCTTCTGTGCCGGATGGATTTTCGGAATATCTTTTCCGTCTTTCTCCCATGTGAACCAGTTAAAAATCATTTTCCCAGTGCCACGGATTGTCTTTCCGTCCTCGTCAACCTTTGCACCGTTCCGGAACTTCGGCAGCTTGTCACGGTAGAACACAAGAGCATATTCAGTAGCACCAACCACACGCATATTTGCCTTAAGCACCTGCGGACTGTAATTTTTAACAAATACCAACGGTATGTAATGGACGAATCCATGCTTATAGGCGGCATCAATCAGCGTAGGCATCTGTTCAAAAGAGCAGAACACGATCATGCAAGGGCTGTTGCTACTTCTTCCCCTGGTAACGCTATTCTTGTCTTCTTTTTTCAGCATCTTTGAGCAGAAATGGAAATACTCATACAGATTAAAGTTGAAATCGGAATTGAATGCCGCCTTGCCTGCCAGCTTGCTTTCTCCGTTCTTATTATCCCCACCGTTGTACCACATAGGGTTACTGCCGTAGAAGTTCTTGCCGACATTATACGGGACATCGGCAATGATAAGCTGTGCCGGAGGTATGGCATATTTCTTATAGTTCTGCATTGAATCTCTGTAAATCTCACATTTTAATTTTTTCATTTTTTCAAGGAGACCGCATATGCTTCACTCTGGCCAGAGTCTCGGCTCCTTTCTTGGTTTTATCTAACTATCGTTTCTGCTTGTTCCTTGTACTGCATCCCCGCCATCTTCACCAGATAATGCTGTAAGGCTTCTTCGACGCTGATTCTGTGCTTCACGCAGTATCTGTCAACATACCGCTTAAAGTCCTCATTTTCGGCATACAGGGCGGTATAATCAATGTTATTCATTTTTGCATCACGCTCCTTTAAGATTTCATCCAAGCAGTCATTCCATCCTATCTTGTATGATGGCATTTTACCGCCTTTTGCATAATAATCAGAATTGTATTTTCCACACACTTCCATCTTTTCCGGCAGTTCCCGGAGCGGACACCAATCCGGTCTATCTTCGTAGTGCCCGCCATTTATCGGAATCGTTTCTCCTGTAATTGCACAGTCGTAAAGTTCATCATCTTTATAACTGGGATATTTGCAAGTGCAATTTTCACAGGTATCCGGCATATCCATAATCAATACTGCTTTAGACATCCTCTACACCTCCTGTTTTAAGTTTAATGTCCCATCCGAGTTGAAAATAATTTCAGCAATAATAATTCTTCCGTTTTTACTATTACTGCCTCTTAACTTTCTCAGGCACTTCATTTCGTCCAGCAATTTAATATATTTACTGTTTCCCTTTGCCATAAATGATATTTGCACCCTTGGACTCACATAAAAAGACTTGCACCCGGTATTTACTTTGGCTACTGGAATATACAAAGAAATAAAATTATTTGCTGTCTTATATAATTTCTCCCAATCATAGCTGTCTATATTCATGTCACACTCCTTCCGGTTTCTCGCACCGCTCAAATTCAATAACCCAAACCCACGGATTCGCATTCCAACCGTAGCGGTTAATGTCGGATTTCTTGATGGTGGAGTTCCAAAGTTTATGAAATCCATCGACCATATTAGGGTCTCCACCACTGTCTGGGTCTGAAAACGTTGGATGCCATCCATTGTTTTCGTAGCATACTTCATCCCAAGGGTCTGTGCCCTCCATGCATGCTTGTTCCTCTGTAATCTCCTGTAACCGCTCCACCCTCACATCCGTAACCTTAAGCCAGATACGTGCCGCTTCTTTCGGCATGTGGATGGATGGGTGCCACTTTATCACATTTCCAAGATGGTCAATGTTCTCCCCATCTGCCTTATATACATATCCAAAGGACAATTCCGAATACGATTCTCTCACGTACAATATATCGCTCGGGCATATCGGGCAGGTACGTTCTGCTATGCTTAACTTGTCTGTGTGCTCTTTGTCCGCATAATTATGTACTGCGTAAGTACGTTTATCAGAATCATAAAAATCCATATCCGGCACAACATAATCATTGGCATCTTTATTGATTCTTCTAGTGCAACTCTTTCTCCCGTCCAGAATCGCCCGAACCATCTCGGTGTTGAATAAAATCGGTTTAATTGCCATCCCCTGCACCTACTTTCTCAAAATAGAACTTAATCGGTTCTCTGTTTTCCTGCACCATGCCGTATCTGACTGCGATATTGTATGTGCACACATCTCTTGCCAGCCTGTCCGGTATCTTCTGTAACTGCTTTCGAAAGTCTTCCAGTTCCATTGTTGCCTTGTAGCGATTGCACGAACCACAAGACGGCATCAGATTGCTTATGTCGTGTACGTCTATTCCGGTAAATTCCTCTGTGTACTCATAATTTCTAAGACAATGCAAATGATCTACATTAAAACATTTCTCCGGTATTTCACAGCCGCAATAAGCACAGTGACCATTGTATTTCGCATACACTAATTTTCTAACTGATTTAGGAATCGGTTTTCGCATCTGCTCCACCTGCCTTTACAATCTCCAACAAATCATCTACCAAATCCTTGACCTCATACATCATCATAGTGTCGTAGGATTTTGACTGCTGATCTTTTGTCTTATTTCCATACTTCGCACAGTCTTTCAGGAATTCTGTGCGTTCTTCCAACTGTTCCACAGCCTTGTCCGGGTCGTAGGCGGTCGGCTGCGCATCAATAACAGAGGCAGCACGTAAAAAGTCTAAGCAATCCATATCTTCATTCTTTGAAATTGCTTTTTCTAAATCCGCTTTTAATTTATCCGCATAAATCAATTTTCCCATCGTTCATCCTCCTGTTTCTCGCCAGATGAATTGTACATACTCAAATATGTTTCAAAATCGTTCGGGTTCATCTTGTCCGCAAGGAAATCCAAGAAATCCTTATTCCGCAAACATTCCTCCACCGTGCAGATCTGACGGTACTGCTTATGCTCTTCCATCATCTCAATCAGCTTTTTGAGGTCGTACCCTCTCTGCACTAGGTTATCCTCAAATTTTATGTATTCTGCGATATTGTCCTGGTCAATCCCACGCTCGATCATAGCTTTGCAGATCTCAACGGCATTTCTACAGGTGCCAATCTTTCCGATCTGGCGGTACTGTTGCACCTCTTCCAGTGCCTTAATTGCTGTTTTCACACTTGTAATGTGTTCAGCGCCAGTACCCTGCATATAACATAATTCGCAATCATCGCAACTTTCATTACAACTTACAATTTTTGCTCTACGGCTTTCACATTCAAGATATGCATGTAATTTTTCTATTGCTTCATTCTCCGTCATGGCTACCCCTCCAACAGTTCCGGGCTGTCAAACGTATTGCCGATAACTTCCATTCTACTTGCTATATATTCGTCAAGATAAAGATATTGCAAACCCATAGGACTTCTATATTTTCTAACAAATGACGCTTGCATTTTGTTCCATTCAATGCAAATTGTTTTTTTATCTCTTGTGATTAAATCGGAATAACTAGCAATATCATTCTCCCAAATCACCCTACCGTTCTTGTCCTTCAGTCCGGTACACTGGCAGATGGTATTCGGGTCTATCTCGTAGAAATTTATACCAGTAACATTCCAATCATCACAAGCAGTTCCATTGTATTTTTCAATAACAATTCCGCCAATAAATACTCTTCCATTTTCAAATCCATCATCAAACAAGTAACCATGTACCCATTCTCCATTATCAATCCGCTTTCCACGGAATAAATATCTATCTTGCATCCTTCATTCCTCACTTTCTTTCTGTAACCATGCCAACGTACAATCTTTACAATCATGACTAAAATCGCATACCTTGTCACTTTTTAATAAATTCCGCAGTACACATAATAGCGCCATTGCCAACTCCTCGTCCGTCATGCTCCTGATCCGGTCTGCGTTTGTCTGTTTATTTGTCACTGCATATCCATTAGGATGTATTCCATCTTTCATATCATTCCTCTCTTTCTCGGTACGACTCCGGCAGTGGCATCCAAGCTATAACTACATGATCTGTACCGTATAAAGTTTTACCTTCGTTTGTTCTCGTCCACCACTCTTTGTTGTCATGTCTGTAAACACCAATACACACTTCTCCAGTATCAAAAGTAACCATATTTATCGGATAGTTTCCGATATCTTTTCCGGCAGTCTCTCACTCACCGGAATCCACACCGGCTGATTCTGCAAGGCGGTGATTGCCATTTGTAATGCTTCCTCACAGCAATGATCTACTCCTGTTTGTCCGTACAGATGACATTCTTCACAAACCTCTGAGTACCGTTCGCTCTGAGCCTTTAAGCAGTAAATAGCTTCTTCTCTCTTCATTCCGCACCTTCCATTTCTGCCAGTTTGGCTTCGGCTTCGTTTTTTGTTAAGAATACTATTTTGCCAAAATCACATTCTCTAAAATATACTCCTATAAAATGATTTGTTACCTTAGCGTAAATTCTATATTGTTCTCCGCTTTCATAAAATGATACACTAGAAACATAAGCTTCATAGACTTCGTCTTTCATGTTCTCATCATATTCAATATCATCAAACACATTAAATGGAGAAGTGACTACATAAACTGTATCTCCCACCTTGCAAGGCAACCGCAGTAACAATTCCTGTTCCTCGGCATCCTCATAGGCTTTGAGTTTTCGATAAACTGCATCTATTGCCTCACAATCCGGTTCGCATGCCCTTTCCCACATTTCATCATCAATCCATGACGGATTTCTTTCTGTCAGTCTCTCCATCCTTGCTCCTTTCCGGAATCCTCGGTCTCTCCGCCATCACTGGATATCTGCACTCATACGGCTTCGTGCGTCCGATTCTAATAGCATCAGCAACCGGATGTGTAGCCATGTAGAGTAAGTCACCGTTCTGAAAGTTTCCTGTTCCCTCTCTCATACAGCTACACTCCTTTTTCCGTATGTACTTGCGATTCTGTATACATTGCAAATTTCTCTGTAATATATTTCCTGTGCATGGATATGAGCATCCACACGGTCAAGTTCCGTCTCACAC